CGCGGCGGCTAAAAGCTTCGGTCTGCGCAAAACGCGCCGCGGCGGCTAAAAGCTTCGGTCTGCGCAAAACGCGCCGCGGCGGCTAAAAGCTTCGGTCTGCGCAAAACGCGCCGCGGCGGCTAAAAACAGCTGAATTCAGCTGATATATTTTATTTAATGAGTGCCGCCTCAGCCAGTCAGTACACTACATAATAAACGGCCTTACTAAGGCCGTTTATTGTATACAATTAATTATTAGTCATAAATAACTCATCATATGAAGTATTATACGAACCATCTGCACGATTAGCCTCTTCCCGTTCATTATCTTGCCATAAGTCGTTTATTAACGAATATCCGTCTGCAAGAAAACTATCAGTCAAAAAGTCGCCACATATGTCCTCATAGTTTCTAACTGCCGTGGCATATTGTTCAAAAGAACAATAGTTGTTGTGCTGCCGCGCCATTCTGCCATATACATCATACCATAAATTATTTTGAATAGGGCATACAATTGAAGAATGTAGTATAGTTACGTCGTCTTGCCAAACCTTTCTAGTTTCTTTATCCGCTTGTTCTAATTGGCGTTTCATTTCTTGTACTTCATCAATTGCTTGTTGAAGGTTTTCAGTAGTTAATTGCGCATCGTCATCATAATAACCGTCATCCACATGCAACTTTAATTGTTCAAGAGCTACTTCTAATACTTTTAATTTCATAGTCATTACCTACTTTCTACGACTGTAAGTCGCCACATAATATTTGAACCTAAGTTCATACTAATATTATATCATATAATCGCGCGGTTGTACATATGTTTTGAAAATTTATATCATGACTGCATTGCTACAATCAGCCAATGTAGTACCTACTAGACTGTGGACGTTGCTTGCGTGAGCAACGCCGCGGCGGCTAAAAGCTTCGGTCTGCTCAGCTCGCTCCGAGGCGGCTAAAAGCTTCGGTCTGCGCAAAACGCGCTGCGGCGGCTAAAAGCTTCGGTCAATACAAGCTATGTAGTAGCTATATAAATTTTCAAAACATACGTACAACCACGCGATTATATGATATAATATTAGTATGAACTTAGGTTCAAATATTATGTGGCAGCTCTCAGCTGCAGAAAGTAGGCTAGCTATGAAAAATAATTACAACAACGACATCAATTACAGCAACACATTGCATCGACATTACAATGAAGCATTTGCATTAGAAACTTTATTAAAAGCAATCAGCGACGCATTAGAGTACGACATGGCAGAAACAGATGCAAACAACTCAAAACCTGGTGAACAGATTACAATCAATGTAGCTGGTAAAGCAATTGCATTTTATATTGGCGGAGTGCAGATTGACGCTTTGTATAACTTTATACAGTCTATTGCAGACGAAAACGGTTATGAAGTTGACTACAAAAATAGCACTGTTCTAGAGTAGTAAAGTAACACAATAACACAGCGCCGCGGCGCTGTGTTACTTTAAGCCTAAGTACCGCTGCGGTCTACCCAGGCAGTGCTTCGCAACGGCGACCAAGACTCAACGCATAAATTCGATGCAGCTACTTCACGGATTTTCTAAAAACCTATGTACAGCTGCGCTTTTAAGTGTTATAATATAAGTAGAGTCAAAAGTGCGTAGCACAAGAGACTACATAACGGCCGCAGGACCATATACCTGCAGATGACTGCAGCACTTGCAGTCAAGAGAGGAGTCTAACATGACTACAGAAATGAACAGCTTATTCAACGAAGCAACAACAGAAGGCGCAACTAAGAGACGCTCACTAGAGGGCACCGCACAGCTCACAACACAGGCAATGCAGCTCTGCAACGACATCATCACAAAGGTCAACGATGACATCAGCAACGGTAATCTGCTCAGTTACAAAGAGTTACTTGCAGAGAGCAAAGCGTCACCTGAAGCACTCGACAAACTCATCAACGAAACTGACGTCCTAGTGACCGCCGACGTTGAATGGTTGAAGGACCTTGATGAGCGCACAATCGATGGTATGCTCAAGAGCCAGCAATCTAAACGTAGCAGACTCAAAGGCAAAACAATGACAAGAGAAAACTACACATCAATGTTAACAGCGGCGCTCGCCGAACAACTCATCCGCAAAGCGTTTAACAAAACAAAAATGAGTGTACGCCGCAGCGCAGGGCCGCTCGTAATTACAGAAGACCTTTTAGCGCACTACGCTAACGACCAAGTAGACCTTCGCCGCGAGCTGCGTAACATTCAATCCAAGAAGTCAATCGCAAAAGCGAAAGATGACTTCAGCGAAGAGTCTGAGTACTGGCAATCGTTATTAGTCGCTGAAGAAGCCCTCAAGAGTGTTCGCATCGAAGGCGCCGTGACGCAGGGCAAAGTCATTGAAGTCGACACTACAAAACACAAGCTAATGGAATGCTTCGACAACTTGCCACAGGACCTCAATGATTATACTAAGAAGCAGTTAGTAGAGGTCTTGGAGTATATCCGCGGGTTAACTACTACTACTATTACAGAGGAAGCCAGCGACACGGAGGTAGCTGAAGATGCTGAGAACTAATTGAATGAAGCCCGTGCCGCTGTAGCGCAAGAGTGGCTCAAGGATGAAGAGTAACTACAAACCAGAAGCTCTGCTTAGCAGAGCTTCTTCTTTACTCTGCCGCGGCGCCTCAGCCGGTCTAGCGCGGTACCTACTAGACTGTGGACGTTGCTTGCGTGAGCAACGCCGCGGCGCTTTGTCGCCTCGTTGCTTTATCTCTTCTCAAGCTGGCTGAGGCGGCACTTCGTCCAATGGCTATCTGATATGTATGGCGGTTTCAGCTCATCACCGCCGCGACCCATAAAAGCGTTGGGCTCTACAAATTATTTTTTTTTTTGCCGCCCTACAAATTTAATTATTATTAATAACACACGATACGGCGATGCGGTGCCGAGCGCCTGATTACACCGTGGAAGGAACTGGATCCAGTTCTTTTCGCGCTCTTACATTTGAAAGTGTATTGGATCGTATTCCTTCTGATAAGAACATATATATATATATATATATATATATATTATTATTATTATTATTATTATTATTATTATTATTATTATTATTATTATTATCTTTCTTATTATTTTATTTAACATTCTTTCCATCTAGTCTCCTGTAACACCACCACTTTCTTTGTCTGTAGTTTTCTTTCCCACCATTTTTAACCTAACAACCTAACAACCTAACTTTTCGAAACAATCTTAACAAACCTAACGTACCCTTTAATTTTTTTTTTTCGTTTTTTATTTTTATTTTTATAATTTTCAAAATGATTTAAACCTTTTGAAATAAGGGCGTTAATAAGTTAATAAGTTAAGAAATGTTAGGTTGTTAGGTTTGTTAGGTTAATTTTTAAATAAGCCCTATTTTAATGCCTTTTAGCGTATAATAAATATGAAAGGAGGTGCTTAATAATGTCATGGAATCCAGACCCAAACACGGTAATGCCGCATGGGCGCGCGCCGAAGCGCAAAAGAAAATCAGGCCCGCGCGGCGCATACTCGACGAAACATACTAATGATAAAGCTGCCGTACTACAGATATGTCCATGCTGTGGCGTACAAATGGCAAAGATTAGTAGTAAATACACTGACAGATGTGTAGATTGTGGAAAGTTATATGGTAGATATGCAACTTACAAGTCTTTACAAAGAAAAGACTTCACAGCAGAACGTGAAGCCTTAGTAGATGGAATTAAAGAACGGTATAGTAGATACAAAGCAATGGGCTACAAAGTCCCACGCGACATTTATTGTGAGTAGTTGTCCTCATATTCGTAGAACTTAGCAAGAATTTGGTCAAGTTCTTGCTTATATTGTGGACTGTAAACAGGAAGATTTGTAGATACATCAACACCCAAGATTGGCCGATACTTAGCTTTAAGGTCTTCATATACCTCATCAAGATAGTAGCTCGGGTCTAACGCCAACTCAGTGATAGGCATGTCTAAGTAAGTTTGTAGTTCTTCAGGCACCGCGGCGCTTGACGCAGGCACAGGTAAGAGGTTTACATTGTAGGGTTCTTGAGCCTGTGCGAGTAGTTGAAACTTATCAAGTTGCGTCGCAAGAATCTGCTGAGAACTTGTAGATACCCCGCCTTTATTATTATTATTATGCCGTCCTTCACCGATGCGCGGAGGTCGAAGACCTAGCTTGCGCTGAAGCTCCCAGAGTTTTACTATACTTGTAGATTCCTCAAACTCCTCAGGACTGAGAGACTCCTTAGCATTGAGGTACTTGTAGCGCGAATTAACCTTCTCGCAATCAAGACACGTAGTGCTGCGGCCCTTACGGCCCTGGTAGTATTGACGGTATTGGTCGGCGAGGCGCGCCTCGCCGCACTGTTTACATAGCTTATATGATTGTTTATTCATTGATTGATTGCACTTCCTTTCATGTTAACCATAATTTGTAGAGCATTCCAACTCGAGTATTGTGGGTCTGGCTTGGCGTTCTTGCTAATGATTTCAATGTATGAGGCGCCGCACCACAGCATAAATGCAATGCTGAGAATACAAACTGCAATCTTCATATCTTATCCCTCCCTGAAATTGCTTGTAGAGCGCCTTGCTCAGCCATTGCTTGTGGAATGCCTTGCGCTTTGATTTGCTCTACCATCTGTAGAAACTCTTGGACTATGGCAACCTTATTGTCACTATCTGCAGAGTCTTCAATAGCACTTGTAGATTTCGTAATCATAGCGCTCAGGCATCTATGGCATTTATTAATAACCGCGCCTTTGGCGCTGTGTCGCTTGGTCTGACTGTGCACACCAGTGGCCTGTAATACCTCATTATACAACATACACGAATAGCCACCTTGGTTGTTAGTTACGCAGAAGCGGCAAGTCCGGTCCAGGTCAAGGCTGAGACCGGCCTTAGTATAGTAGTTACAATGAGGCCCAGCGCTGACTTGGCAGGATACGGTTGCTTTGATTCCTATCATACGTTGCTCTCGCCTCCGTTCTTGGCTGTATATGTAGAGGTGGGAACAATTCCTATGTCTGAGAGATTAATCTCCTCTGCAACATCCTCGAATGTGAGCGAGTCGGGCAGTCCATAGCCGAGGCGCCCGCAGCGCTCAGAGCAGTAGAGGAGACCTCCAGCTACCCAGATGGACTCGGTGCCGCTGTGACGCAGCGGCACGTGGCAGGTCTCACAGATGTCTTCAGTCTTGTAGATACCCAGGATGGTCTGGGCGAGCTTGTTCAGGTCTGTCATGTCTTCATCATCTTCCTTTCCTTGAATCTGGCTTCATGGAGCCTTATGGTCTTGTAGCATGACTTACAGTCACGTCTGTAGCGGGTCTTACCGTAGTTGTCCTTACCATCTCTGTAGAACTCCTCGTTGGGGAGGAGTTCATCACATGCACCACATACACGGTGCGTATCTGTGTCGCGACTTGAGATGAAGAAGTCGTTAATCATGTTCATCACCACCTGGCCTATCAAGTCTTGTAGATAATCCCTTGTCCCAGTGGCATGCTCTGTTGAAGCAAGCGTCGCACACATACGCCCAAGGTCCTGCAAGAGTCTTAGCATCCCGTGTAGCTACGTTATCTTCCTTGCATAACTGACACATCTCAAGCATTACTGCTCACCTCCAACTCTTGAATTTCCAGTATCTCCTGACAATCCTTGGTGTAGATGCCAGTGCCGACTCGACATTCTTGAGGGCAGCGGTCATCGATGCATCTGAGGCCTGCCCAACCGCATTGCGGACACACCATGTCGTAGAGCCTGTTGAACTGGTGGGTACACCACTTGCGACACTCTCCAGCGCTCGTGGCGCTGTGGAGATACTCACCAAACTCACGCGCATTATACACGTCCGTGTAATATACGAAGAATTCAGTGTCTGACTTCTTGGCAATGACGTATCCGCGTATACATTCTGCATATTTTCTCATATTACTCACCTCCAGATATTATTGAGTATTTTTCAACTCTTACTTATATTATACCACGAATGTATGTAGTTGTACATAGGTAATGAAAATTTGAGGGACGACTGCAAGACAAGGATTAATTATAGAATAATTTATTTGTCTTGCAGTCCTCCTCCTAGAACAGTTAATCAGTAGAAAATAAGTCTCTAGTCCATTGAGGTTGTATGTGCGGCTTATTGTCAAGAGCCCAGATACGCTCTGTGAACATGGGCCCTTGGGGCTTTGTGGCGCGCAGAATCTCGGCGGCTGCGGATATGACATCTGCATGATGCACGATGTGGGCCTCGATACATGCAGGCGACACTGCGGCGCCGTGCTCAAGCTTCCCATGGTGCGCAAGGATGCAGTGCATAAGCAGGCTAATCTTGTAGTTGCTCCCAAGCAGCTCCTCTGCAAAGTTACTTATGAAGTTAGCGCCCATGAACGTGTGGTCGTATAAAAGGCCTTCTGCAGTATGGTCTATAGTGACACCATCAATCTTGTAGCTGAATAGCTTACCAAGGTCGTGTAGTAGAGCCGCTGCAATACAGAGACTCTTATTAGCCTCAGGTATGCATCCACAGATACTGCTTGCTATCTCTGCTGTCTCAAGGGTGTGTACAAGGGTTCCAGCAACGTAGGCGTGGTGTATCTTGATGGCCCCTGGGGCGCTGCGCCACTTGTCCTCGAGCTGATTGAAGACTTCAGAGGCTAATAGCTTCAGGTCAGGGTCGCTGATGAAACCTATCAGCTGTTGTGCATTATGCCACGTCTTATCGACGTCTACGCCTGACGTTGGCATGAAGTCTTGTAGAGCATACTCGTCACATGATGCAAGCTTGCTTATGTTCAGTTGCTTGGCGCCTTGCCACTCAGTGACTTGCGCGGTGACGTTGAGGATTGCATTCTTGGCAGGGATGTTTCCACTGGACCAGTCCCAGTAGTTACCTGCAATGCTCTCTACACCGTCGAACAAGTCGACTGTGAGGAATGGTTTCTTTGCTTTGGTTTCTCGTGCCGTCGCCGCAGTGACGACGAGAGGGAGTGTGGCTACATCATTGATGTTTAGTTCTGATAAGAATTTACGATTCATACTTTTTTACCACCTTTATATTTGGAATTGGTTCTGGTATTTCGTACTTGATAGCTAAGTTATCTATACTAGCTTTGTCCAGTAGTTCTACAACTTTCTTTGGAGATACGCGCTTAGGTCCTTTCTCAAATAGCTTGGCTCTATCTGCTGGCGCTAATGGGCCTGTAATCCTGTCTACCCACACGGTATTTTCTTCATCTACAAGCGGCATTGTTGCTGCTAACTCTATTGCATCTACCATGAGTTTTACAACTTCTTGTGCGGGTTGTAGCCACTTTGTACACGTCTTATCCATGTTGTACATTAGCGGTATTGATATATGCTGTTTATATGCTGGTATCCACTTACTCTTTTTGTATCTGTATTCAAACAAGCTTAACATTATATAACGAAATCCGTCACGCGTTGCCGCGGCTACTCTTATAGTATAGCTTCGATTTTTCCGTACGCTACCAAGTACCTTATGATTATCCCATATTCGTTTTAAAGCCATATTATATCACTCCTTATAGATATTAAAGACGTTACCGTTAAAGACATCATATTGTAGGTACGCCTTGTCCTTGGGTTCTTGGAAGTCTAACGTTGAGACTTCTTCTTTCTTACCCCAATGTGGTAAACCTTTTGCTACGCCAGCTGTTATTTTGCATCTAAAAGAGGTAAAGTCTGATAAGAGCCACCGCAGCACAGGAATGTGGTCATGTTCATCCTTATGCACCATTAGTACAACTTCATCATGTACTATATTGATTAGCTTAGTCTTTAGACCATGATAAGAAATATACTTAAACATATCTACAAGCTTGTGTTTAATGTAGTCTGCAGCACATCCTTGTATCAGAGCATTAGGAGCTTTGTAGCTATCATGCCTAGCTAAGCGACGCCTCCTACCGTAGAAGTTTTTAACGAACGCACGCATCTTGATAACTTCATGTACAGTAGCTATGAAAGGACGAGCTTCAGGTATCTGTGCGAAGTAGTTATTTTTAAAAGCTATAGTCTCTGTCATAGACATCTTAAGCATTGTTGCGGTGTGCTCATTACCTTGACCGTATATTAGCGCAAAGTTAGTTGTTTTAGCTTTAGCACGCTCTTCATCTGTGACATCTTTGATATCTTTATGGAATAGAATCGCCGCCGTGGCACTATGAATATCAAAATTGTTATTGATAGCCTCAAGCAAGCCTTTAGCTTGTGCATAATGAGCAAATAGCCTATATTCAATTTGGTCAAGGTCCATAAACCACAGACTATAATCATTATCAGGGATAAAACAACTTCTTATACGCGTATCAGTTTTAGGCAACGTTTGTAGAGCAGGCTTCGTTATAGACATTCTACCTGTTGTAGCTTCAGTTTGATTTATTGAGCTATGTACACAATACTCAGCATCACGTTGACTATAAATACCGTTAGCATACGTTCCTAATAGTTTAAAGTTCTTTTTATACTCGAGAATCTTATTGACAATAGATATATTATAACATTCTGCTAATGTGCCTAATACATCCTTATCAAGACAAGGATTACCTTTTTCAGTTTTAGGGATAATAGTAGAGTTTACGCCTAAATCTGTTAGGACTTTAAATAACTGCTGCGTTGAGTTCATATTAAACATTACACCAGCTTCAGCATAAACAGCTTCCTCTGCTTCATCGCATAACTTCTGAAGGGTAGTCTTTAAATCCATTTCATAAGTAGAGTCTATCTTCATTCCATAGCGCTCCATAGCATACAGGGCTACCATCAGCTCACATTCGTTTAAGTACAGTGCCTCAAGGTCGTCTTGCTTAAGCTTAGGATAGTCGTTCATGAATAGGTAATAACAGTTCTGAACATCTGCGTTAGCATAGGTGCTTAACAGTTGCTTGGGTATCTCGCGATAGTCATGAACCCTATTGATTTGCTTGTAGTTATCTACCATGTACTCAAATTTTGTTACACCCTTGCTAAGTTTCCTTGCTACATCAAGTAATGTATAAGTACCACGGTTTTCATCTACTAACTTTGCTAGTACTACAGTATCATGCAAACGGCCCTTAATAGATAAACCGGCGTTAGCAAACATGTGCATATCAAACTTTGTGTTATGCGCTATCTTGTCGATTGTTGGGTCTTCGAATAATGGCGCTAGCTGCTTGAATTTAGCGAAGTTATTTTCGAGACTGTCATAGATAGCATAAGCATTAGTCCCATCGAAGATAGATATTTCAAATGGGTAATCCTGTGGTATAGCTGTCTTACCCGACCCGACCCAGCGCCTTACTACCGTTTTTGGTACTAAGTGGGAAGAAGTATAATGTGGATGTGTTTCAGTATCAAATACTATATACTTTCTTCCATCAAGTTCAAATGGTTTGACTAACTTGAGTAGTGTCTTAGGGTCGGCTATCTCATAGAAGTTTTCTACTATATGGTCTTTAAACATCTCTTCGTTATAGACGAAGCCTAAACCGTTTTGTATGATAGGCCGTTTCTTTGCTTGGATTGGCATTTCTTTTCCTCCTTATTTACATGGTGAGTGACCACAGTTAAGACAGATAAAGCATCCGCCTGATGGCACCATCTTTTCATCGCATATAGGGCATGTCATTTTATCACCTCATAACTATACCGAATATAACGCGGGTTAAACGCTTTAGTAGGTGTGCGCCTTATTTTACCTAATTCTATAAGGTCTTCAAGCACAAAGCGTACTCTATTTTGATTAAGCTTTGCAGTCTCAGCTATTTTACTAACTGCTACAGTTTTGCCTTCGTGTGTTTTAACAGCATCTAATACTGTACACTGTTCTTCTGCAGTTGTTTCAATTCTGATTGTTGCCATTTTCCTTCCTTCCTTTCATAAATAAGTAAAGTTGAATGATAGCTACAAGTAATATAAAGAAGCTAAAGTTTCCCAGTAGAGCTTCTGTTATAATATTTTTAAAAAACGTCATTTATATCCTCCGTTACACGTTCGTAATTAATCGACTATATAAAAACATATTAATTTAATTACGAACTTGTTTAATGTAAATTTACTTTATAATCATTCGACTTTTTAAATACTTTGTAATTATTTTAATATTTCCGTAAGCAGTTTGCCCTCTGTCATTATTTGTTTTGAATTTATGGTGCAAGTACCTAAATGGATTATGCTGAATACGTAGGTCTGTAGCGCATAATTCACAAGCAGGTATTATATTCCATGGAGTATATTTACCACCATCCTCAAAACGAATAAAGAACTTTCGTACATCTATTTCTTGCTCTGTGCAGAGTGCACATTTATTAAAATAATTACAGGCTTCTAACCAGTCCTCTTCAGTTAAAATTTGCATTGGTTGCTTATTACAGAGGGCTAGCCAATCATCAAGTTCTTGCTGTCGTTTCTGAGAGTGTTCTGCTGTGTTGTATCTCACCCAAGCATTTTCGCGTGCACGCAAAGCATCCTCAGAATAGTGCACTGCACGCTTTCCACATATAGGACAAGTAGACCTCATAACTGGGTATTCCCAAGTACAGCGTTTACAAATCGTCGTATACATACTTTACCACCGGTACATGATGTGGGACATGCATTAGCCTATTATATTCTTCACATATGCGCTTAAATATCGCCTCATCTTTTATATACTCTTCTCCACGTAGTTGGCATCTGCGCCATAACTCTTGCCACGGCGCCGTGCAATAAATTAGTATGCCGCCTTGCTGCGCTACCTTCCTTTCAAGCTCATACATTATAGGATAAGTTATAGGAGTCTCACCACGCATTACAGGCCCGTAGACCATATCGCTATACCAAGCTCTGTCGAAGATTATATTCTTTGCAGACTTTAAATCTTGTAGATAAGTTCCAACCATTAAAGTCTTTTCTTCTTCAGTTCTTGGATAAGATTTGCATATTAGCTTATACCCAGTTTGAGCCTCTAATTTTTTAGCAAGCATAGATTTACCAGCACCATCAGGACCTTCAAGAATTAGTACCATTAAATAGCACCTCCATACCTATTGCACAATTAGGGCAGTAATTAAACCAATCATCACCATAGCGTTTAGTTAACCAGCCCTTTTCATCTGCATCATATTTAACATCATAGAATGACTCGCCTTCTAATTGCTCGCTACCGCAGCTATCGCATATACATATAAATGCACCTTTACCAATTGATTCAATCATAAAGTAACGACCACCTTTCTTTTAATATGCTTGCTGGGCTGCTGTCCATAAAAGAATTTGTACAGCTCAGTGAGCCTTCTCTACATTTACCATATAAACAATCAGGACCAGCGTAAGCGAATTGCTCCTCACCATCTGCTGTATTAAGCAGCTCTTCCCAAATACGTAATGCTACAAACTGAGTCTCATTAGTATTTCTATTGCAAGACCGTGTTCTTATAAAGTGCAGCCAAGACTCATGATTACCTTGAACTATCAAAATATTAGCTAAGCCCTGCGGCGCTATATAACCGGCTGTATCATTGTCTGTTACGTCTGCAAGTACCTTGTAATTATTCATAGCTGCTTCACAAGCATTAAGGTAGCTAAGCTCAAATATAGGACCCATAGCATTCTTAGCGTCTGTTTCTAATATAGCATAAGGAACTACAAACTGAGCTTTATCAGAATAGTCACTGTATTGTAGAGACGCTGAGACGAATGTCATACCAACTTGATGTGTACGAGCTTGTGCTAAGAAGCGCCGCGATGCTCCAACAATCGCTACTGTAATAGGTGAGAAGCGCTTAATTGTAGAATGAGGTAATTGTAGAACTCTATCTGCACCAGGCGTAGTACCATCCGGTCTTTTAATAGACACAGTAGTGTCATATAGCATTAATAACTCATTCATGCTTTTAATATTATGTCCGCGCTGCGTTAATTTTGCTAGAAACATCATCATGCCTGAGGGGCAGTAGTGCCCCTCATGTAATACCTTTATCTCAATATTACGCATCTAAACTACCTCCAAGAACTTCATTGATTTCTGCTTGTTCGTCTTCACTAAGATTGCTCAGTAATTCCTGGAATACTCTCATGCAAAGCTGCATCGCCATACCCACTGTCAGTGCATCAGCATTGTAGTATATATGAGCATCGCCGCTTTCTTCAGGAATAATAGCTACATAACTCTCGCTGCTAATTATTTCACCGTCTCGTTCTATTGTACACATCTGTTTCACCTCCCTGTTGATGCAAACGCCCCAGCGCCGCGTTGTCGAATATCTTCTGTTACAAAGTCCGCAAGTATAACTGGGGTTATAACAAGTTGACCAACTCTATCTCCAATATCTATAACGAACGGCGTTGTAGATATATTAGATACTATTGCATGAATTTCACCGCGGTAGCCTGAATCGATAGGAGGTAATTCACATACAATTCCCTTAGTGGCTAAGCCACTACGCGGATATATACAACCCATAAAACCATCAGGTAATTCAAGGCCAAAGCCTAATGGAATTGCTTCTGTTGTATTAGGTTTTACTAACTTTTGTATGGGTGAATATATGTCTGCCCCTGCGTCATTCTCATGCGCTCGATAAGGAGCTTGCTTATAACCAAAATCTATTAGTTTTATTTTCATTGGTCTCCTCCTAAGTTGTAGCGCATCGGCCAAGTTTTCTTTCTATGCGTTCCTCTAAATTTATTTAATACTCGTTGAAACGCACCTCTAAGCTTGCATTGATAAGAACTCCAAGCTTCATTAACAAATTTTGATGCTTTGACTTTTTGCTTAAAAGCTTGCATTCTCATACGGTACCGTCTTAATCTTCTCAATCTAACTTCACTCCTTTCACTGTCATAACTCTAAAGTCTATTTGCTTAAGACAAGCTTCGTATACGTCAGGAAAAGTTGTCTTAAGTACTGTAGAGTCTACACGCTTTTGGCTCCGCGGCGACCATTTAACCACATAGTCCTTAGTATAGCCTATTTCAGTATCTTGTAGCTTATCCTTGATTTTATTCTGAGCTTCCTCAAGGATATACTCAAGCTCTTTAATTTTGGCCTTTGTAGTGAAGATAGTCTCTACAATATCGTTTGTTACGTCATCTTCAAAAACTATCTCAGAGTTCTTAACAGCATTTTTGTAGATACCGTTTACAAAATCTGTATCAGTTGCTTGCACCTCAGGCTCTTTAAGAGCTAGTACATGGTCAAACCAGAAAGCCTTAGCCGCTGGTATTATAGTTTCTTCAAGAAGCTTATCATCTCTGAAGACTTCGTAATGATAAAACTTATTACCACCTACTAAGCAGGCAAATGCACCCTTCTCAAGGCCCAGCACCCATAGGTACCATTGTAGTTGGTACATGTATGTTAGTAGAATTTCGCCTTCGTTCCATTCATCTTTCATGTATTCGCTTGTTGTCTTACATTCAAGAATGCCTATAGGATTTCCATCGTTATCTACTATGAGTCTATCGATATTTGCTAAGGCCCAGTCATGGTCTTTGTGTACTAATGATGCACTGATTGTTACAAGATTAGCCCCTGTGCGTCTCGCATACTCGCTTGCTACTACAGGCTCCAGTAAATGCCCGAAGTACATGCGCTCTTTAGAAGCAGGGTTTGGCTCTAGTGCTTCTTGATATTGACCTGTTTTGCTAAAGTATACTTGCCGTGCTGAGGTGAACGGGCTCACACCAAGTATAGGTCCTATATCAGACCCTCCAATACCGCGAGACCGCGCCGCGAGCCATTCTTTTTCATTCGACTCTTGCCTTGATGTGTCGTGTATACGACAGTTTGTTAGTTTTTTAATTGCTTCCATGTCGACTCTCCTTTAATTTTGAATTACCGCCTATATAATAGCGGGCGTTTCCAAGCGTTACAAACGTCTCTTTGCTTCTATAAAAGCCTTCAATAATTACTTTTATAAGAAATTTATTAGCATACATATGGATTATACTTTCAGAAAGTACTTTATAATGCTCATGAAAATAGTCAATGGCTTTATCCGCTTCATGCTCAGATACTACATCAACCATAATAAGAGATGTATAGCCATCACCTATCCGCTCAATAGTCTGTTCCTGAATAGAATTGTTCTCTTGCACGCTTAACCTCCTCCTTTGTAATGTACCTTGTAGTTAAATCTTCGAATAGCGCGGTGCCTAATGGTAAGCGCCTATAGTCGCCATGACTTTTCTCTACAAGATAGTTATTAGTCATGAACTTAAGCAGCATACGTAAGTCATCTTTAGATAGCCCTGTGTAATCCTCAAGCGTAGCTCTACTAAAGTACGGTAATTGGTATAGAATCCTTGCCATCTCATTAACATCAAGTATAGGTAGAATTAAGAATGCCCTTCTAAGTTCCTCCATATTCGATTCACTTGAGTCAGTGGTAGCTTGTTCTTGTTCGCTAAGCTTATCATATCCAAAGCTCTTAGCAGAGTATAGCTCATTTAAAAAGCTAACTATAAACTCGACATGCTCAGGCAATACTATGATATTCTCATAGGTCTCGTCTGTAGATACCATACATGCCGCCGCGGCGATGGATAGACGTGCTATTTTAAGCCTTTGGTCTGCTGCTTCTACAACAGGTACTTTAGATGTGTATTGTGTTCCCATGGCTATGGCGTGCTTTAATATCAGAGCAGTTGCCTCATCAGTAATAGTAACATTTTCAGGACGTCTACTCCACGCCCATAATACACGAGTATTACAAGCATCTGAAGTAAAACGATGTTGAACTTCTGGTATGTCCCTAAGCGACCTATTAACTAAGACTGGGTCAACATCACCTGATGCCACTGACATAGCTATGTCGAGTCGTCGTACATCCTCAGCTTTACCCATGAGCTTCAGCACAGCATTAACGCCATATGTCTCGCTATTAAGCTGTCTACCATTACGCGGGTTACTTATGAATATAGCCCGAGTTCTACTTGTAGTTTCAGCTGTAATAACTCCTGTAGCTTTAGCCACTCCAGAACTTCTAACATCAGACATTAACGCTAAATCATCTTCGCTCAGCCCAGATAACTCGTCTATAGTTATTAGCCCACCATCATTGAGTGGGAATGCACCCCATACAAGAAACCATCTTTTATTAGTCTGCTGCATGGAATAGACAAGACCTGTTCTCTTGGAACTTTCTCCAGAATGTAATTCGCCTAAACGGTAATGGGACATAAGGCGCTCTACAACAGTTGTTTTTGCCTGCCCAGAGTCTCCAATTATTAGTAGTTCGCCCCAGCCTCGTTTCACATACTGCTCTTGGAAGTAGAAGCTTAATACAGTATGATAGATAAGGTCAACCCCGATTGCTACATTGCGGCGCTCCCAAATGTATGTTACATTACGCTCTAAGTCTTTGTGTATAGTATCAAAACGTTCTTTAACTGTTCCAGATAGCTCTTGGAATAATTTAAGATGAGACAGAGTTTCTTCATTTAGCTCAAAGTCACTTATCATATCTTTTTCTGGGTAACTTCTATCAAATACTAATGAAGCTGCTTGGTTATGTGGGTCTGGCCATAAAAAGCCCGCCATGGTGTAGCGCTTATTAGTTTTAAGGTTATTGCCAATATAATATCCCGAACGTACTACATATTCGTGCTCTTTAGAAAAACCGAAGTTTGATTCTGCCTTAGGTATAAGACGTAAATCTTCGATATTCATGAACTCTTTAATATGTAGCGATACATCGCCACATTTCTGGTTTATACCGAGCATCTCATATATTGTAGCATCGCGCTGCTTCTCCGTACATTTGATTAAGCGCTGTAGTTCTTCGTCGCTAGATTGCATGACCTTAGTCAACTCTCCAGCATGCTTAGCAAGCGCACATTTATTGCATTTCTTATCCTCGCCTGCAGATTCACCGCATCTAACTACAAATACTTTTGGACATAGATATGGCGTACTATCTTTGCCACTTACCATAACTGGAACGCGTAGGCGCTTGCCATGATACTGTGCATCTGAGCTGTGAGACAAGTGAACCTCAATAGCATCGTTTTCATCAGCTAACCTATCCTCTGTTATAGAAGCGTCTACATACGGTACAGCGTTATCTATCAAAGCTTGAAAGTCTTGAGCTGTCATTTTACATTGTACAAAGAAATCAGTTATATCACCTTTAGTAGGAAAATCATCAGGCCAACTAACTGTGTAAACATCTACAATATGATATAACTTCTCGCATATCTTCTTTGTAGCATTACGTCCAGCTTCATCATTATCTTGCATAACGATAACTTTCTTTTTGCCTCTAAAAAGCTTAGTCCAATCTGGCTTCCATGTACCAGCGCCGCTTGTTGGACATGCCGCATGAAAACCATACTGCTCTGCCAATATAACGTCAAGCTCACCCTCAGCCCAAACGATATACTCAATCTCTGGGTCTATAACACGCTCTATATTAAATATACGTACTTCACCATAAGAATTTTGTAGTTCATCTGTATAATTCAAAACTTTCCATTGGTCATCTGTAGAATTCCATTGATAAAGCCTAAAATTAGAAAGTACATTAAATTCATCATAGATAGGAATCGTTATACGGTCACCATTCCAACCGAGCTGAAATCTACTAAGAGTTTCGTCTGATAACCCTCGCTTCTCTTTAAGCATCGTACGAATAGGGCCAGTTAACTTAACTAAGTCTTGATGGTATGCTCGAGCTAAACCTGGGTCTATGTCTGGCCGTGTAGGCTTTGTACCATCAGGTCTTTCTATCTTCAACGCATCGCCTAATTGGAACCAAGCTTCTTCTGAACTACAATTATAGAGCAACTTGTAGATAGTATGTATGTTACCTTTAGTATGACAACTATTACAGTAATATACGCCCTTAGATAAGTTAACAGTTAGCGATGGATTATTATCAGATTGGGACTCATGTAAATGTTTGAATGGGCACTCAGCTTTTGCTTCTATGCCGCGGCGCTGTACATTTTTTAACTCATTTAAAAAGAATGCTTCATTATCTATTTCTGCGAGTATTCGCGTAGTGTATTCATTCCATTTCACTTATCAAACCACCTTTTGAAATGATAGCGCGAGCGCCGCTCGCGCTCTGTACTTTAATACTCTACACTATCTGTATCAACAGGATGACTCGCCTCTGCGGCGCTTGTATCCTCAGCCATGTCGTAGTTAAGCGTTTGTAAACTATTTCTAAAGCTATGATACAAAGAAGTAGCGTATTCACGGTCCTCATTACTTGTAGCACCAGCAGGCGACGCTGTGATGATGTACCATTCATTACCGCCCTTTGCCATAGTCTTTTCGTTAAGCGTATAGCCATAGTTAAACATATTCTGCATAGTAACTTTAGCTAAGCTATACAGCTTCTTGCCTTCATTGTAGTTAGTCTTTGCAAAGCTTAAAATGATAGGCATACGCTCGCCTTCAAAAAATCCAAAGAAATTAATATATTTCGTGCATTTCGGAAGAGCTTCCTTACCCTGCTTAGTGTTATCAAAATCACAACGCTTACAGGATGCACACAGTTGTCTGGAGCCATCAGACCTTTCGCCTACTTTGCCATCACGCGCGATACACAAAATACCGCCGCCTTCTGAGCGGTCACGCCAGTCTACATTGTTATTAAACTTGAAGACTGGAATAAATGTTTTACCGTTATACTTTTCTTTAGTTAAAGAGTTGATTATATCGCCTTCATCAGCCTCCTTATCTTTGCGCTCAGGGCTTAAAGTCTGTATGACTTTAATCCGAGGCACAATCATGTCTGTCGGGTCCTCATCTTCAAAACCCAATGGTGCGTCTGTTGCTGTAGCAATTAACGAAGTATTCGTTGCTTCTACAACATCAGTTGTTGGTACTGCTTTCTTTGCTTCTGACATCTTGTTTCCTCCTTTAAGTTTAAATAGTAGAAAAACATAAATTTTTCTTAATAATATTATATCATATTTTTTCGCGGAAGTAAATAAAGTATACTACGACTGACTGTTTTCTTCTACTAAATATTCCGCTAGAAGACTACTGGCTTCTTCTCTATCTTCAGCTGTTTCTGCTAGTAATAACGCATTCTGCGCTATTACTACGTTAAGCTGTTTGTTAAGCAGCAATAAGCAGTTTGTAATTGAATCCAAAATATCTTGCATTTTTAGCCCTCCATTCTATCTACAGCATCAACGCACTGTGTCGCCACTGCATCTGCTACAATATTAGATACTACAAAGTCTTTAAAGATTTTGTCATCTAACATAAAGCCATTGTTTCTACAAGACAGTTCTTGAGCAGCATCTACTATATCTTGCTTAGTAGGTATCAGGCTATCATATTTCTCTGATACAGCTTTGCGCAGCAATCTCCCCGTCTTATCTTCTACTAGCAACTTTACAGCGGTTACTTTACCAAACGGTATTACGTGGCCTTTAATATGGTAGTAAGTAATTTCAGGCTTGCAATAGTCTACATGCTCTTTAATAACTAGTAACAAATCCTTGTTTTTTACAGGCTCATTTGCTGCCGTAACCCAACCCTTCCTATCCCATGCATTAAGCCAGTCTTTTGTCATCATATTAAAGATATATTCTGAGTCAGTTATTATCTGTGCGGGTATATTACCATTTGCCACGTAGACTATTGCTGTAAGTAAGGCTGTTAACTCCCCACGCTGGTTAGTAGAATTAAGCTCATAATTACTTCTTGTATCTGTTTGTAAGCATATACCTCGCTCGTCAAATAATTCTACAAATATTCCACCTGCTGATAGACAATCGGGCGTACCATTTCTGCGACACGCTCCATCTATTGCTATTCTTAACATGATTCAACCTCCTCGCATTCTGGGCAAATAGTAACATACAGTATGTCGCTTTCACAACGCACTTCTATAGCTAATTCACTGCAAACCGTTTGCTCACATATTTCACATATTACATGTGAAGTGCAAAAAGCACACGGAGGATTAAGATGGCAGCAACATTGTTGTTCACAAAAATTACAAGTCATTGCTTTTATCCTCCTCTATAAATTGTTTAAATATTGGACAATTAAGTGACCGTTCGCCTGCTGCATTTCTAGATTCGCCAAATGTCTCAACTTCAATAAATTCACCTATATATTGCTGGGGTTCATTCCATATTTTTCTACGCGTAAACTCGTCAAATCCAGAGCCTACTCCAAGCTTATAGCCATCATAAATAACTATAAGCGCACCAAGCATACCTTCAAATTTACCAGTGCCTTCTACCATATCTACAACTTGTAAACAGTGCGTTTCAGTATTCTTTACTTTAAGCAAGGTTTTAGACCTCTTTATCTCATATAATCCTGTAGCGATGTTAAGCATTACTCCCTCGCCGCCTGTGTTCCATATAGTAGCTACTATTGAAGCTACTTCATCCATGCTGCTAACCATTCCAAGTATAGGCACAAACTTAATGCGCTTAAAGACTACGTCATGAAGACCGAAAGCTTGTGAGTACTCCCATACCTTATTTACATCATAGCCTAGGTTTGCTATGCTATTATGCTTAAATGTAGCGCCGAGGCGAAGTTTCCTATCTAATGCGGTATGCTTGGAAGTGCCAGCATAGAACTGCTCAAGCGGCACCATGTCGAAGATATAGTAATCTAGCCCAGTCTTAACACCCTTACTATTAGCAATAGAGTTAGTAGCTTGTCGTAAGGCTATAGAATTCCTAAACTGACCACAAGCTAAAAGCTCCCCATCATACATACAGTTATCTGGTAGATGCGCCGCCTCGGCAGCCAACTCTAACAGGCCATCATCCTCGATGCCTGAGCGACTGAAGAATCTACAGGAACCATTCTCCTTGATGAGTATCCGCCGTATACCATCCAGCTTCTCTGTAACTATAGCCGGCCACTGTATTGTAGCTTTCTTATGGTCTACTCCTAACATGCACCCTACACGTGGTATGAAGTCGCTTCCGAATATAGCATTAAGACTCTTTACATCTAAGCCTATCTTTAAGTTCTGAGTTACAACAGCTTTAGCCATCTCAAATACCCAGTCTTCACCAGTATGTTGGGTTAACTGTGTGGTATAATATAAGTAGCGCGCTACCATCAGTACATCGTTATCAGTGCCAGTTTGATGGCCCCTTAAGTAGTGGATAATTTCTGTAGTGTCTATGCCCTCTGTTATGGAGCTAACAATTTTCATTGCTTTATTAAACTTTGCTTCTGATATACCAGTCTTAATATATGGATTGTAGATAAAATGCAACACTGTTTTTAAGCTTGGTAAATACTTGTTAGCAAACAAAATTGCTTTCTTATCTAAATATCCATTTGTATTATAAACTGCTTTTAGTATTCGAGCTATTTCAAGTTCATACATTAACAATCTCCTCCAGTTCAAATTCAATTTTTAATCTGTGCTTAAATACTTGTAGAGTATTGGTTACATAAGACTGAGATACGCCTATTTGCTTACTTAAGTCAGTTTTTTTAGCGCTATAGCCTGAGTCTCGCCACGCCTCTACTATAAGTTTTTGTTTTGCGCTTAATAAGTTAAGTTGCTCAGTTACTATTTCATCTATTCGTTTTAAACGCATATTTCTTGACATCACTTCATCTGGTCCTTCGCTTACCATTAAGTTTTCAATATACTCGCCTCCTTCTTTATTTTTTGCGTGGTACGATACTACTTCAAGCTTACTCTTTTTATTAAGAGTTCGTACGTAGCAACCCAAAGCATTATAGATACAAACAGTTGCATAAGTACTAAAAGCAATATTCTTACTACTATCGAATGTTTGTGAGGCACTCCATAGAGCTTCCATACCTAATGACTCTGCTTCAGGGTCATCGCTTAAATAATATTTATGTATTTGCGCCCATACTAGTCCCTCATTCTTTTTTAGTATGTCCATTGCAAGCCTCCTGTATATACTTAGATACGTCTTCTATAGACTTACATACTCCACCTATAGCTCCGCATTGAAGCATTTCTTTTATAAACAATTCTTGATGTGGCTTTGTAATACCGTTCTTTGCTTTAAGTTCTATAACTACAAAATGTCCTTTTACACATAGGAATAAATCTGAATAGCCTTTAGCATACCTATCACAAATACGTAGTACCTTTATACCATTACGTTGTTGCGGTTTTAGCCACTCAATTACTTTTTTAAGTAGCGTACCTTCGTCTTCGTACTGGATAGATGGATAGAACATTTTCACTATATCTCACCTCCAAAAACTCACCTTGCTGCAGCATCCAGTCATTAACTACATATGCTGGTATCTGCACTATTACATTTTGTGGATTTGTAACGATTACTTCTTTAAGCGTCATGGCTATCTACCTTCTCTCTAAATAGTGAGTCTAACTTACAGTTAGGACAAAGCACATATGTGTTAACTATCTTAGGGCTTGCTTGCCATTCTGTAAGTTTTGCTTTAAACTCATACTTACAATAAGTACAGACACATAGATAATATTTACGCTCTTCTAAATCTCCCTCAAATATGAACTCTACAAATTCTGCAGATTTTTTACGCTTCTTATGACTTCTCTTGACAGTCTTAACGTGTAGCTCTATCATATCTCTCATGCTTGCAAGCCTCCTTTTAAATGATTAAGTACTGCTATACTTGCTTTACCTTTACCCTGAAGAACATCGCTATAAAGTATTTTATCAATCGTACCTTTTGTTAACATAATGTAATAAGTACAATGATTAGGTTGACTTTTTATATCTCCATAAATGCGCTCCATACTTTGCTTGAATAATTCATAACTCCAGTTAAGACTAAAGTATATGCTTGTGTAACAATTAGTTAATGTTAGTCCTTTGTCAGCTGATGCAGGATTTGCAACAAGGTATGGAATTCTACCGGACTTAAAAAGTTTGATGGCATTATTTTTATCTTCAATACTAACCCCGCCATGGATAACTTTACAACGGTCGCCGAGGCGCTGCTGTATAAGCTCAAATTCGATTCTGTAATTAGCCCAGATAAGCACTTGGGTTTCACCGATATTTGCAAGTAATTCATCAAGCTTGTCAAATCGGTATGTATCGAATAAATACCATTCAGGGTCGTCTTTATCATAGAATTCATTCTCCTTTTTTGCTTGCGTATCAATTATAAATCCGCTAGTCAATTGATTCAATTTGTTTAACTTTGCCGCGGCACTTGGTGCAGCAATCTGTAGGCCTTCTTGTACATCTAAGTAAAGCTCATTTTTCAATTTATTGTAGTGCTTCTTAAGTTCAGAAGGTAAGGTCATTTCAATCTCTACAAATGTACGTCCTGGCGTATTTAAGACATCTTCTTTATCTATATAGATAGCATGCTCTTTAATCATAGAAATAAGGTGTTCTCGTTTATCTGGTTTAACTACAAGTTTTTCATACTGTGGATTATAACTTGTATTTATGAAGAAGTATTGCTTGAACTGTGTGTAAGATTGGGGCATACTGTAGTAATCAATAGCTCGCATTTGCATGTAATATTCCCATTCGCCATTTGGAGCTGGTGTTCCTGATAGAAGATAAAATCGTTTTACTTTATGTGCGAAGTCTACTATTGCTTTAGATATTTTTGAAGAGTGACTTTTCAAGTCTGATGATTCATCTACTATTACGCCTGTGAGGTTGAGCTGTTCAAAGTATTCTTTGTAGCTAACAAATGATTCTGTATTTGTAATAAATACATTAGCGTCAAATTGGATAGCTTTTATACGTTTATCTTTAGTTGGCGCCCAACAGTTGCAAATAGGCAAATCAGGCATAAAGCGCCGCGCGTCCTCTAACCAAGCATTCTCTATTAATATCAGTGGACAAATAATTAACCACTTATTACCTGGATTAGCCTTAATGTCGTCATAAATGATAGATAGACTCAATGGTGTCTTGCCTGTACGCGTGTCATAAAAGAAGCCATATCGGTCTCTATACTGAGCAATCTCGCGACCAAGCTGTTGGTGGCGCATCAGCGTTAAATGAGGCGTAACTACAGGAGACTGTCTAGGACCTGACGCAAGTAAGTCCGCTACGTTATCCCTACTGATAATCTCTTGTAGGTATTGGTCTTGTATTTTTTGAGGTAGCGCTTGGTATGTATCTATATTTCTAAAGAGCTTAAGTATCTCAGGTAACTTATGCGCTGAGACCGTAAACTCTGTCTTTTTTCTATTTGTATGTACGGGATAAAAATCTACTAACTGTTCTTGCACATCACCTATAATAGTGATGCTATTAGCTGAGATATGTAACTTATTAGCTTTATCCATTTTTACAACGTCACCCACCTTTTAAAGTTCTTGTCAAAGTATTACCACGACGAATTCGTCGTGGTAATACTTGCAGAGAGAGGTATGATTAGATTTCGTCTGAAATCTCATCAACGGTTTCGACTACTTCATCAAAGAGGTCGTCAGCGGGTTCTACAGGTTTAACCTTAGCGCCAGTGCGTTTTTCTTTTTCAGCGCGTGCCGCATCGGCGCGTGCTTGATTAGCTGCTACAGTTTCGTCGCTTGCGCCACGCTGTACTGCTTTGTACAGAACTGAATTAGCATTGATGATTTCGCGTTTGAGCTGTTCGTCAGTCATTTCCTCTAGCGCTATACCCGCTAATACGCCGCGGGGTTTTTTGTTCATAGGCGGCATCTCAATTTCTAAATCCAACGTGTCGCCAACATTCATTGCTAAAATGTCCTCTGTGATTTCAATACTTGCTTTGTAAGTTCTTGCCATGATTTGTTTCTCCTTTCGACTAATAAAATTATTGAGTTTTTGTAACTCTCCTTATATTATATAGTAGAAATGCCCTTTTGTAAACCCCTAATCCCACGACATATCTACAAATCAATTCTCATTTGGCCTATTGCAGACTTTATGAATTGTTAACCTAACTTTCCTAACAACCTAACTTAACCTAACTTTCTTAACTTTCCTAACGCTTCACGATTTAAAATTTTATATTCAGTTTTATTTTTCTAATATTTTGAAAAAATTTTTCGAAAATAAAAATTGAAAGCGTTAGGAAAGTTAAGAAAGTTAGGTTAAGTTAGGTTGTTAGGAAAGTTAGGTTAACAATTCAGATTGGTCAAGATAAAACAGCACTGAACTTAGTTCAGTGCTGTGATAATAATAAGTAGTAGTAGTAGTAGTAGTAGTAGTAGTAGTAGTAGTAGTAGTAGTAGTAGTATATATATATTAATCTATTATATAGACGCTGGCATTCCGAATAACACCACGCCGCAGTGCCTCATTATGACAAGGTATGTAGATATCAATCTTGTTTCCCTTCACTACTCCGCCTACATCGTCGGCCCTTGCTCGCGCTCTATATACGGTCCCATCAGATAACTCAATGCGTAGGTATGTGCCAAGAGGAATCTTGCTTCTATCTACTGCTACTGTTATCCCTGCTTCGACGCGGCGGCCACTTGCTGTTATGCCGTTATCTTTACCGCAGCAAATAATACAATGACAGTAGTGCGTTAGCGTAAAGTCTGTACCAAGTAATACGCCGTTTTCTACTGGCTCTCCTACATAAATAGGTGCTTCACTTCTTGTGTAGCTCCTACTAACTGGTTGTGGGCGCTGAGTTATAGTTGGTTCTGGTTTAATGGTGGGCTCTGGCTCAACTTTGTTAGTCTCTGCTACAATGGTTGGTTCGGTTTCATACAATACTACAAGGTTTGTCTCTTTCTCTTCTACTCTACTCAGCAATACCAAACATCCAAATAAGCTCGCTATTAAGAGTATGGCTATTACTTTATGTAATTTCATTTTGAAATTACCCCCTTTCACTTATATTATATAATAAAAGTAATAAAAAGTAAATAATAACCGTGGTATACCTCTTAACTCGTAAAATACTCGCTATAAGCTCGTATTTCTTTTTTAATATAAAACCCTACCTTAAAATCTACGGACAAGTAGCGAGTAAGTAAATAAAATGAGAAGTACTGCATATCTACAATACTTCCCACTATCATCAGGCTTCATGGTAGTCATTATAGCCTTGACTTCGTTCCTTCTCCTCGTATTCATCATGAATATTGTAGTAAGCCACTTGATAACGCGATACGTGGTGATAGTCATAGTTAGCTAGGTCATACTCAAAGTGTGCTCTATGAAGTTCACGTATAACCTCAAATAAACAATCTATGTAATCGTATAGAGGCTTAGCTAACGGTCTATAACAAGCTGCTACTAACTCATTAGCAAGCTGGTGACCCTCGCTATACACCTTAGTAGTTGTATTCATAATACCAGCCATTGTAGAGCGTGGGCACAGCAGCGCAGAGACGTCTACAGAGCCCTTCTCAGGAACCATCTCAACACAAAACAAATCCCACATCTGACTGGACAATACATCTACAATATTATTTGCTCTGCGGTAAAGGTAGCGTAAGCGTCTCTTCTCGCCTTGTAGGCCTGACATATGAGCCTTCATTGCTGCGCTACGACTCCACTGCGCCGCGGTGTCGAACAGATTAATAGCCCTTTGAATTATAAGCTGAATAGTATTAACTTCCATTATAATCCTCCTATAAGTTCATACTTGAATGGGGTCTTGGGTTACTTGTAGCGCTGCCTTCATGCTTCTCAGCACAGAGCCTAAGTATATCCATCAGCTTATGTACGGCTAGTAATTCACCTACTAATAATGGACTTGCTTCTACATGTAACTTGTCTAACCCAATATGCCACGCCGCTTCAGCGACCTTATATTTATCCCAGTAATATTTTGCATCATAAGTTTGCATTATCTAACCTCCTTAAAAGTAGGGCGGCATTGCCGCCCTTTGTTGCTTAAGCGTAATCGCTGCGGCGTCTGAAGTCTCTACAAAGTACAAATTTACCCGCATTATTGTAGTAAAGTACAAAGCGGTTATTGTATGGACGACCTACACCAGGTACTGTAAATCGACCAGTAGAGAAATTTTTACCGTTAGCAATATTGCCATGTAAGTCAAGTACTACAGGTACTAAAACGCCATTCCTTTTATGGAATCCGCATCCAGCAAAATTCTGAGCTGGATATGCTGGGTCTTTAGGAATTGGCCCGTTGCCGCTAAAGTTTTCCTCAAACCCATCCATACCGCCTTCAACATCTAAGCTTTCAAGCTCTTCATGTTCACCAGTGATGGGGTCATCATGGTCACACCAGACCTTACGAATAGTCTTAGTGTAATTCAGCCCCACCTCGCCGCGGAAGAATCCGCAAGGCTCAACGTTGATATAAGTGTCAAGACCACTTACTTCAAAGATAGGCGTTTCCCTATCTATAAGCAAAGTATAGTAGGTATTTGGCTCAAGACAATTCGTCGCTGCAGATATGATAAACGATTTCTTTTCGTTTACAACCGTTATAAGTTCAGGCGGGCAGCAGCCCTTCTTGCGCCATTCCTTATGCCATACTTCATCTGTATGGATAGTTAGTTCTGTAGTATCGAGACGTTTCATTTCTTTATTGATTGGTGCAGGAAAGCCGTAAAAGTTAAAGCGCTCAGGCTTGCAACGACATCTACAGGCTCCCTTACATCCGCACCTATGTGTTACATCATACATTAGTCATTCTCCTTTTCAAATTATATTTGACGGAGAAAACCGGGCAACGGTTGGACGTCCAAGCGCAACCGCCGCCAGGCAGTCTGCGCCTATGTATACGCCATGCCCCGGGACATGGGAAACATACTAATACGCGTAAGCGGGGTCAGCGCAATAAGGTTTCCAGTGAAAACGAAGATTAGCCGCTTCAGTGCGTAATGCATCTCTTTCATCTCTCACACGGTCGTACCTATCTTGCTCAATCTTTTCAAGTATGCGACGCTCACTCGCTGCTATTTCACTCTTAACTGCATCAACTTCCTTAAGTGTATCGTAGCGATTCCTGTCGCGCTCCCGCCCTGCTTCATAATGATTCTTATTCACAGTCTCAGACATCTTCCACATGTTGTCCTTCATTTCCATCTTGATGTAGCCCTGTTCCTTCAAATCATCACGTGAGTGGTCCCACATTTTATAATCATCATAGCCTCTGTAACACGGTCCGCACTCCCCAGCGCCACTCATAGCCTTAGCGGCTACTAATGGAGCAATTGCGTTTACCCCAATGCCATCATCACGTTTACGGAAAAAAGCAAACGCAATAATTACAAAGACTATAAAGATAAGAAATGCCCACATGTACATAAAACCGTAAGCATGCCTATCATGTCCACCGTCACTCTCTTTTACGAAAACAGGATTAAACCCGCTTCCATGAGCTTGTGCTGCTGTAGTCATTTTATTCATTTCCTTTCTTTATATAGTTTTAAATATTGAAACAGCCCGCGGCGCTGTAGCAATTTACTGAATGAACCCATGATTCTTACCCATATTTAAAAACCATTCTTCTATCTCATCATTTGATTTGTCTTGGAATAAAGGTATTTGGTCGCGTACCATAGAAAATCCTACTTCTTTAGCCTCTTCATAGGATTGGCACTTTTTAAAATTGTTCCATACAGGGCTTTTGCCTTCTCTTAAATATTGCCCTAATTCAGGGCTAAGCTCTGGAGCTATTCTTGTCTCTACTAAATCCATTATACCGAATCCAGACTGACTACGCGGAATCAGCTGGCTTATCATCGCCCACGCTCCCTTTGCTTTTACTGCTAGGCTTAGAATTCCCTTTAACATGTCCATCATTATTAGCTTCCTCCAGTTTCGTTAATTTTTCAAGAATTAAGTCAAGACGGCTATCTACTATGGTTTCTTCCTTCTCCTTAGGTTCTTCAGTGTCTCCGTTGACGTTGCCTGTCAATGTGCCGCTGAGCAGTTCCCAGTTACCAGAGAGAAGGTTTATCTGTCGTATGTAGATTTTACCCTCAGCTTCATTAATGAAGATTATAGAGTCACCGTCAGGATGTCTGGGGTACTTTGATAACTCCTTAAAGTCTGTTATATCTACACGTAGGGCATTATTCTGATTTGTAGATACATAGGTTGTCTTAGGTTGCTGTGGTGCTTGGTATACTGGTTCAGGTGGGCTTAATCTTTCTTCATATTTACGGCGCAGCGCCGCCTCGGCCTCACGCATCCCTTCGCTCATATACCGTTGGAAGTCATAATCATTACGCCACATATTTATCACTCCTTTATTACATATATTATACCATGAAAAGGCACTCAATGTAATCTTCACATTGAGTGCCTAAAGTATTCTTTATTAAAGAGCTGTTTGTAACCTTGCTAATGCTTCGCTGTGCCAAACTTTAACAGTAGAATATTCTATATTCAATTTTTCAGCGGCTTGCATAAGTGTCATATCTTCTATATAGATGTACCTTAGCAAATCTTTATGCTTTGGCTTTATCAGCATATTACTAAGTAAAGCTTCAAAATCATCTATACTACTTATCTTCTTTAGTTTATTCTTGCGTTCCATATGAGGTGACCATTGATAAATATCCGCGTGGTTGCTCATAATAATTGCAGCAAAAATACTTAATAAAAGGCTTAAAGCAAAAGATACACTACAAACTAAAAATAATGTTGTAAAGATTGCAGTACACCATAAGAAACATAACTGCCATTCTTTATAGTGCTTTGCTTTCTTTATAAGCACCCTCACAAGCGTAAAGGTAATTAAAATACCAAGTATCTCTTCTATGCTACGACTTAAAAATTTGCCAGAGTAGTAGATTGTTACTGCTACTCCGGCATTGAATAAAATACTTGACCAGTGCCTTAATACTTTATTCGCCAGTTCTTGAATCACAGATTAACCAAGAAATGGGATTGTTAGCTGCAACAGTCGTAGTTAATGCAGCCAGTGCCGCAGCACTTGCTGCTAATGTAACTAAAAGTTTTTTCATTTCGACTTAGCTCCTTTCTATAAAGTAAATAATAGCATAGTTGGTGAATAGTACTGCAATATTAAAAGCTACTACGCTAATATTTCGCACAGTTATTGACTTTATTTTAGCTTCTTTATTGATATTCCAAATAGCGCAATAAAAGTTATAGAACTTTCTACAAGCTTTGTAGATTATAAATGGTATCATAACAGTAATACACTGAGCTATACAAAATGCTATCCAGAAATTCTCTACCAGCATAAATGTAATAAGGCATATTACTGAAAGTAACGTCATGCAAGATAATACATAAATTGCATCAAGCCAGTAAGCCTTTCTACCATACAATAGTTTCAGTGCGGCAAATATCAATAAACTAAATATAGTATAGAGTATTATATTAAACTGAACTATCGCTACGCTAACTACAAATGATAGAAAGACTAATAAGTATAATCTAAATAATCTTACGTAAAGCTTCTTAGTTAAAGCCAGCATCATCGTTATATAGAAGGCCTGCGGCGCGACGCCGATTAGTACATTACATAACCAGCTCATTTGGGTATCTTAGCTTTAGCAGCTCTTACACACCATACTATTGTTCTTACATCGCGCTCGCTTAGCATAGGAGCAAATCCTTGGTCGCCGTAACTAACTATACCTAAGTCAATCGCCTCGCGTAGTTCATTCTCAAGACCATGCGGAATATTGCTATCTACAAATTGGTACTTTCTAACTAAATCTTCAGGCATTATAAAATCCTCCTTTTTATTATCATTAGAGCCTCTCGGCCTTAATGTCTTAAATTCATCTAGCGGGAAAAAGCGGCCCGGACAAGAGTTAGCTTGTAGGTCTCTATGACCTACAATATTTTTTGCAGTTGGTACTTTTTGCTGCAACCATTGTAATAAAGCTACTCCTGCGTTAAACTGTGTATCAAGCATACGCTTAGTACTATTTGAACCATTTGGAAATCTTTCAAAATCTCCTTGGAACCCTACAGATATAACAGTATCATTACGATTCGCCACACCAGCGCCTAAATTAAGCCCGCGGCCCTCATACACCGTACCATCAAACATTACTATATAGTTGTAGCCAATAGCTCTCCAGCCTTTTTGTATATGCCATCTCTCTACTTCTTTAATGGCCTGTACAGAAGTCATATTTGCTAATGAAGCGGCCCAGTGGTGCAGTGCTATAACTTTTATTTTTTCAAGTTTTAAAGGCTGTAAGGCCGCTGTAATTACTTGGTTAGGTATTTTAGCTATTTTCATTATTTACCTCCTTCTTTTCATGGTACCTAATAGGTAGCGCTTTTAGTCTTTTAAATATTTCTGTAACAGTTCCGTTGCCGCCTAATGCATAATATGCTGTGTATAAATTTTCTACATTGCGAAGTTCATCTACATAAATGTAACCTCTTCCAACATAGTGCTTACAAGTATTAAATAATCTGTCGTAAAGTAAAGCAATAACGCCTTCATGTATTATAACTTGTTTAGAAGTATGCTCTTGAACTTTTTTCAGTGCTTTTTTGAAGTAGTAACTGAATAAGCACATAAAACCACCGCAAACAAATTCTATCCAGTATTGTACGAAAAATTCATGCATCGCGGCGCCTCCTAAACTTGGTTATGTTGAATGATGCTATTAGTTGGTGCAACATTAGGATTATAAGTATCTATTTTATTTCCTATAATTCTCATATGCGAAACGCCAGCATTTATATTAAGCGTTTTTATAATGTTTGCAGTTGCTAGTACATTTGTAACATTAGTTAAATTTACAGTATTTATTTCATTCATTGATAATTTTAAGCCTTCCATTATTTCTGCAGTATTCCTACCTGTAATAGTTATAGTTTCAATATCATTACCGTACATAGTATAACGAGGGCGCCCTGTAGTTATATCTGAAGTTGTTCCTATAAATTCAACTATACCAATGTCAGAATTTGTTACTATGAATGACCCAGTATGCATAGTTAGCTTATTACCTACGAATACGTTATGTACTTTACACTCTTTAGACCTTAAGGCCATACTATCAACTGATACATTATATAATTTGCACTCTGAAGGCCTTAAATCCATACCAGCAACTGATAAATTAGAAATAGCAACAAAATCAACGTAACCAGAAGTATTTATAGCCTGTATAGTACCAAGACTAGTAGAATGCTCGCTAATGCCTTCTAAAGTTACTATACGCCTATTTATTACTATAACACCAGGACCCCTATATTGACCTTCTCGCAATACTATCCTTCCGCCCACTGTAGGTAAAGAAGCAATGGCATTATTTATAATAGTAGCATCATTAACGCCTACTCCACCCGGACTCAATACAATTGTCGCATTACCCGCACCACCTGGTATGCCGATTGGCCCCTGCTCACCCTGCGGTCCTATTTCGCCTTGTGGGCCTTGCGCACCTTGCGGCCCTATTTCGCCTTGCGGTCCTTGCTCACCCTGCGGTCCTATTTCGCCTTGCGGTCCCTGAACATTGCCTATCAATATTCTTTCCATATCAATACCTCTATTCTACAAAAGTTATAAAAGGTTCTAATGAACCTATCTCTATCACAGATAACTCAATCGGTGAGTCGATTGGCAACGCTATTTTTTCAACTTGTATGTCGACTTGCATTTGAGCTAATTCATTCATTTCAATCTGAAATACTTGCTTTTTATCCTCATCAATCACATATGAATTATCGTCCTTGATATACCCGTACTTTTCTACAAGTTCTTGCTGTTTTTCGTTAAAGAAATCAACGTCTCCTTGTATTGTGTTTAGTAGCTTCTTTACCTTATAAGAAAGGAATAAACTTATCGGGGTACTACTGACTTTATTTAGCGCTGGTACTGCATTAATTACTTGACTCAGTGTCATTCGATTCTCCTCCTGTAAATTTTATAAACAGCTTTAAACTTTCCATTTCAGCTGTTGACAAAAACGCTGAATTTATTATCGGTAACGTTATTATGTCATAGTGTATGTCAATAGACTTATCAAGTAATTCTTGATCTGCATTATAGGCTTCGTCACCTTCAAGCCTTTCCCATATCTTACCACGTTTTTCTTGTAGGCCTTTAAAATATGGATATACTTGATTAACTAAAGGGTATGCATTATCCCGCATATCATACGACTTATATATAATGAGTATTATAGGCCATACTTGCATTAAATCTCTATTAGTCATTTTTAAGGAAGCTCTCCTCTCACCCAAAGATTAAATGGTAAATTTCTCCAGCCCCAAATAGGCGATTGATTAGGATGTACTCCAGAGATGCCTGTAATAATTTCTCTACGTGCGGTTAAATTAATTCTTATACCTCTTTGTTCTATAGGGCCAGTATTTACAACGCTTATATGGTGTATCATACATGTATACCGCCGTACATCATTTAAGCTACCGCCTGTAGGACCTGAAAACCGTAGTTCAACGTTAGGTACTATTATAGCGTGTACTTTACTAGCATCAGTAATACGTCCCCAGTCTAAACTTTCTAGTGGTAAAGTAAATCTATCCATTATAAACCCTTCTGGCATATCATATGATTGCATATGAAAAACATTTGTATGTGAAACAAGATTACGCGTAGCTACATCATTACTAAGCCAATGGGTATAAGATGCGTAAATGCCGCCCCTATTCATATGCATCTCTACCACTGGTCTACCAGCATTGTCATACTCAGCCTCATATGTCAAGCCTGTAGTAGGGTTTAGTCTAATTCTATTAGATGCCCCTAATGACCCTACACTAAGCGGTCTTTCAGTTATAGGGTCAAATAAGCGAAATAAGTCTATGCTACGCCCTGCTATTTTTACAAATGTAGAATCATTAGGGTCCTGTCTTATTTGTATATTATTTGTATTCAAGACTCCTGTAGTTATATTATTTCCATTTATAGTAGACTTGCCTGTCTGTGCTAAATCATTAAAAGTTACATAGCCAGTAAGGGTTATACTATTAGCTACTAATGTTGCGAAGCCTGGTGTCAATGTAAAGTTTGTTGGATTAGTACCATTAACTAGCCATGTAACCCTACCACTAAAATTAAAGGTATTTGTAGCTGTATCAAACCACATCATCCTAGTGCCATCAAACCAGGTTTCCCATGTATCAGAATTTATAACGGTTCTTGAAGGACCCCGTATTCCATCATCATCTCTGGTTATTACTAAGCCGTCCTGTTCTGTAACTTTAACGCCATAATAGAATCTATCTGTTTGTAAAAAATTATTTAAAGAGCGTTTCAATGACAATGATTTGAGAACTATATCAGTACTACTATATACTGTAATTGTAATGGACCTAAAAGCATCTGTGTCTTTCTGCATTACATAGGCAGGTTGTTCAAAAGTAATAAATGAACTTAACTTTTCACCTACCCTTATGATAGGACTCATAGACGATACTGTCTCAGTACCTTGCACATAGTCAACGTCTATGCGAACAAATGAAGTACTGTTATTCCAACAATTATAATCATCTGTAGTTGACTCTAACCAAAACTGACGGCCAAGTAAATTAGAACGATTAATAGATGTAAGAGTAATAGTAGCAGAACCATTAGCTACTATATGAAATTCACCATTTACTATAACTGAACCAGGTGAAACTATCCAGCCACTAATGGGTAAAAAATTATCGCCAAATTCCATTTACTCAGCCCCTTCTAAAATCTTTTCGTTTAGCAATGTTACTTCGTTGCGGTAGCCTCCTGTAAAAGGACTGTTGATACGTATCACAATTCCTGTAAAGTCAAATTCAAACATAGGACTTACTAGCCGAACTTTATCGCCTATCTCTATAAGTGGGTTGCCTCTAACTTCTACGGTAACAGTAGGAACCTCTTCAGCTACATATGCTTCAAGCATTTGTTTATATATTTCAGCGCGCGGCGTATCTTGTATGTATCTATTCGTAACTTGCAATAAGCGCTCTGTATTATCAGTTAATTCTGTAGTTACCAAATCAAGAACTGTACCAACTACTCTGACATTAACGTCTACTTCATTACTTGTGTTAGCCCATCTAAAAGATATTCGATGTGTCCCAGCAGAATGACTAAGGAGCTGCGCTGTACTAGGTAATCTCTGAACAAATACTGTTTCAACATATACTACAGGATTCTGGTTAAACTCAAACTGATTTGTTTCTGTTGTGCCTGGTTCTATAGTAATATTTCTTAAATCCAGTAAGCTTTGATAATGTGATAGTTGAGGTAAGCTGTATTGTAGCGCCGTTCCATCAAATGTTTTAATAATAGACTGCGGTAGTGAAATACTCATAATTTGGTCATCCTCAGTCCATGTAGTGCGTAGAGGCACTTTAGCGCTTAAACGCTTTACTACAATATCGCCTTTTCTATCACAGTAACATATTGCAAATATGCTTTGGCACATTTCAGATATAAACTCTGACGGGCTTCCTTCAATAAATGACCATGCAAGCATCTCATCAAATGTACTGTGAAATATAACAGAGTAGCCCATATTAGAAAAAGATTGACGCAGCGCTTCTTGTGTAGTAACATCAAATCTCGCATTAAAATCAGGTGTTGGCGCATTAAGTACTTTATAAAGTTTATCGTTAGCTTTAACATTTACTACAGATTCTGTTAAGGCAGTAGTCCAGTCAGTTACATAAAATTCACCCTGTTGTATCCATTCTACTTCGCTCTTAAATGGATAATAGTATAAGCTACCATTTTCTATAATAAAAGGACTTGAAGCAAATTTCTCGGATTCAAAAAATAGTTTACCATTTTCTACAATAGTTCTAAACGGTATCTCCGCGGGAGCGCCTTCGAAAAATTCAAAGTATAATTTCCCATCTTCTATAAGAGGACTAAAAGTTATAAGGTCCCACTCTTCTAACCCTATTGTAGGGCGCATCCAAGGTATTATCTTCATTCCTATTCTTATTTTACCGAAGTATGGACTTCTCTCATTTGAAGGCGAAAATATCTTATCTGTATTAAATAGAGTTATAGTAAATTCATTAGAAGATACCATACCTAAAGGATTCTCAGATTCTACAAAGCCTTCTTCAAAGATAGTTCCTGAAATTAAGTAGTTATCTGGAGTAACAGCTAGAGGCTCTTTGTCAAAATAAATGTCATAGCGTACTTCTAATTGTCTGGTCGCTGCATTGAAATCAGCATCAGTAGCCCTGCGTATCATAGCTATCTCCCCTTACTTTTATTATATGATAATTAGTATCTTTTTATTGCTCTATTAAATTAAATTGAACGTGCTTCCAGACCCAGTTATCTGCGGCACCAGCTCTGTGCAATTCAGAAGGGATAGAACCGCTGTATACTTCAATAATTTTGCTTGCCCCATTTTCTACATATTGTAATGGATAAAAAATATTTGGCGTATTCCAGGTTGCTTCTAAAATAGTGTTAAGTTCCTGGGCGCTGATAGCCTCATATGTAAAAAAGAATTTAAGCTTCTTAGCTATTAATGTTCCCATCATTTTAGCGCTACAAAGCCTCTCCATATCTGTTACATTAAAACGGTCTATCTTAAAAGTTGTTGGATTCTTTATTGCTATTCCATTAACTATAAACTGTGACATTATCGCCCCCTCCTTCCATTCTCTTGTAATTGAATAATATTCATTTTTCTATTCAGTTCTCTTAAACTGTGCTCATCTGCTATTAAGGTGCCAACGTATATAGGCTGCAATGGTTGCGTTCCTGTCATACTTGCTACTAGCGGCGCTAGTGTTTGCGTTAAACCATCTGCTACAGCATCTACAAATGGTTGCATGTATCTTGCATTTTCTAACGGTATAATAGCTTCAGCTTTGTTACCCTCAGCAAACCGTGCCACGTGTTCTCTATTGAAAACACCACCAGCGGCATGTCCTGCTCTAGGCTGTGTTACAGTTACTGCGCCACTGCCGCTAACATTTACGCTTGCTGTTTTGCCGCTCCATAGCGTACTCCACCATGTATTAATAGTAGTGCCTATAGAACGTATCCATGTACCTATATTAGTACCTAAGTCTGCAAACCAAGTTTTTAAATGCGTAAATGACTCTGATGTCCAGTCTGTTATTGTCTTGGTAACATCGGTTTTCCAATTAGTAAATGACGTCTTAGTATCGCTTACCCAGGTAGTAACACTAGTCTTTGTATCAGTTACCCAAGTACTTATGTCAGTTTTAGCGTCTGTAGCCCAAGTACTTATATTAATTTTAGCATCTGTAGCCCAATTACGTATCTCAGAACCCCTATTGGTTGCCCAGAGACTTATACTTGTGCCAGTTGTAGTTGCCCATGTAGTTATCTTTTCTTTTGAGTCTGAATACCAGCTACCGATATTTGTTCTTGCGTCAGATGCCCAAGTACTTATATTAGTTCCGGCATTTGTCGCCCAGGTACTTATTTCTGTGCCGCGCTCTGAAACCCAGTTCTTAATACTAGTACCGGTTTCTGACGCCCAGTTAAGCGTATTAGTTCTAGCGTTTGTAGCCCAGGTACTTATATTAGTTCCAGCATTAGCCGCCCAAGTACGTATATCATTACCTCTAGTAGTTACCCAGGTTGAAATACTTGAGCCTGTATTAGTAGCCCAAGTTGAAATACTTGACCGAGTATTAGTAGCCCAAGTACTGATATTAGCTCTGGTTGTAGTCGACCAATTGCTAATATTAGTTCTGGTATTAGATACCCAAGTACCTATAGCTTCGCGTTTATCTGCGACCCACTCTTTAATTTCAGTTCCTGTATCCCGACCCCATTCTACAATAACTTCTAAAGTATCTTTACTCCATTCTACAAACTTGTCCTTTATCTTTCCAACCCATTCGTCTATATTTGGTAGCTTAGCTTTTATACCTTCTATGATACCGCTCATAATATCTTCGCCAATGGGCTTCATTTCTTTAGAGGGCGACTCTATTCCAAATGCCCACTTAAAAGCATTGACAATACCATCTTTAATATCTTTAATCCAACTTAGTTTATCTTTTACTTTATTCTTAATGCCCTCTATAATTCCTGCAAAGATATTTTCGCCTATAGGCATCATTACTTTAGATGGCGAAGAAATTTCAAACTCATCCTCAACGCCTTTTATAAAAGGACTAACTATAAGCTCATATATGCCAACTATTAATGACCATACTCCAGCAACAATACCTGCTATAATCCCTGTTACAATACCCATACCTATTCTAAACCAACCGTCGCCTTTATGCGGTACAAAGAACCCGCCTACAAATTCCCAAAGCGGTCCTAAGCGTTCAGAAACACGCGTCCACCAATCTGCAAACATTTGTCTTAAACGGCTTGCCGTCCAGCTATCTAAGAGGCCCTGTATACCATCAGTAACTGCTTGATCTAAGCGCGCCATTTGTTTGTGCACCCAGTTTCCCCACGCTTGTCCTACAGAGTCATTTTCTTCGTCTCCAAATATCCATTCTAATCCTAATAAAGTAATGATACCGCCTAATGTAAAGCCAATAATAGCACCGTATGGACCGCCTAATGTCCAACCTAGTTTAGCTGCTAGTATTGCGGGCCCTAGCGCTCCAAGAAGTTTATCCTTTATATCTAACTCTTCACCTCTGCCATCTTTACCAAACATAGAAGCAAAACTTGCAATTGTTAAAAACCCAGCAGCTGCTATATGGACTGTGCCTAGCATAGCGCCAACGCCGCCCTTTAAAAATCCAAAACCAGCACCAGTAATGCCCGCCCATAACATGCCTTCAAATATGTCGCGCCAATTTATACCTTTTTCAAAAATACTCTCTATGCTCCAAGTCACCTTTAAAACGCCAGTTAATATACCTATAGCAGCTAAAGCGTTAGGCAGCGCTACAGCAATAGAGCCTTTAAGAAGACTTCCTAAAACTACTGAAGTTATTGTTAGCGGAATCCATTTCTTTATAGCATCCCATATAGATGTAGCAAACTCTCTACCTACTTCATCCATATCAGGAATCTCAGGCGTAGGAATAGCTGCGCCTGATGGGAACCAGTCCTCAGGGTCAAATCCCTCAAACCCAGCGCCACCGCCTCCAGCTGAAGGCTCATTGAGTTTAAATACTTCGTCAAATGTTAATAAGGACTTTGCCGCGGCTCGCGTAGCTTTACCTGTAGACTCTGCTAAATCATCCATAGCGCCCGCTGTATCGCCAAGTCTTTGATTAAATAAATCAAGGTCTGCCGCTCTTTTCTTTTGCGACGGTAAAAATAACTTATCAGGGTCTGTGCCACCAATCTTAGTCATTTGCTTAAATATATTTGAAACTGCGGCTCCTACCTTGTTAAATCCACCCGCTAACGCGGCTATAGCTGCCGCAAGACCAAGCACTATTTTCATAGGCAATGTTAATGCTACAAGCGCAACTTTCAGTGCTACCAATGCTTTTATTAAAGAATGTATAGCTATAGCTGCTTTAACAAAGACATACACTGCTGCTACTTTAGTTAAGTAAGCTAGCCAAGCAGCGCCAGCTGCAATAACTACAATTGTTAATGCTTGCATAACGTATTTATTTTTTGTAATAGCTTCTAATAAGCCCGTCAAAACTTGTATAACTATTAGAATAACTGGTGCAAACATATTAAATAATTGCATGATAGCATAAAGTAGATATTTAGTCACTCTACCGACAGAGCCAAATACAGACTTAAATGTTTCCCAAAAATTTAGTAAGTTAGCGGCAAATGTTTTTACTTTACCTTGTAGATGTTCTGGTACTAACTTTTCAAACATACCGCCTATGCCTTTTTCATCTAATACATGCCTAAGGCTTGTTAAGAAATCCGCTGTAGTGCGCAAAAAGCCTTTATATTTAATTGTAGCAGGAGTAAACAATGCAGAGAATATCATAGTAGCACTATCTCGTATTTTAGCTTCTAGTCCTTCTATAGTGTTCTCCATCTCAAATAACAAATCGCCAAAGCGCTCATTAATGCCATCTACTATGGCGTTAATAGCCTTGCCAGCTGGGATAAATTCATTTGCAATATTTTTAAGTTGGTCCTGTGTCACGCCTAATTTTTCTTCAAGAATTTCAAAAACAGGAATACCCGCTTCTGCTAATCTGCGGAGCTCTCTACCAGTTATTCTTCCTTTTGCATTTATCTGCCCCAAAGCGGCGCTAATTTGTTGTATCTTCGATGCATCACCCATTGCAACAGCAGCATTCATAACTCCTGTCATTATGAACATTAAGTTCTTATATTCAAAACCATAAGCAAGCAATTGCTTCGCTGCTTTATCCATATCTTTAAACTCAAACGGTATGTCAGCTGAAAAATCTTTTAAAACATTTATGAAATTTTCTACAAGACTAGTGTCACCAAAGAATTGTTTGTATGCGATATGAGACTTTTCTAACTGCTTAGTAAAATCAAATACAGCACCAGTTGCTCGTGTGATATTTTGAAACGCTGTATAAAATACTTTAGATACTAATATGCCCTGGACTATGCGCCGCGGGTCTTTAAAAGCTCCTGCAGGTCTTTTTTTCGCTACTACATCGCCTGCTAGTACGCCGCTATACTCTTCTCCAAATTGTTTTAATCGCGCAGAGGCTTTATCTAATCCCTTAGAAAAGTCTGATATGTCCGCTTTTATTGCTACTGATAAATCCGAAAACATTCCCATAGAAAAGCCTCCTTAACTTGTAATTTGTCCCTTAAAGTACGTATAAATATTTTTAATAATAATATACTACTTTTAAATTACGAACATGTTTCGAGTAATTATTTACCACCCTTTTATCTGGTCTATCATAGCTGTAGTAGGATTATTCATTTTAGTACTCTTACCACCATACATCTTTCTAGTAACGTCCTCATGTACGTCTAATTGTGCTTTATATTTACGCGGTGTCATAGACCAAATTTCTTTTTCTGTATACCCTAACCATACACGCCCAGTATATAAAATGTAAGACCAATCCCAGTTGTCCTCTACAAATGGTCCTGGCCTTTCATTACTGGGCTCTATGCGTTTGGGTCGTTTTCAATAATCTCTACTAATTCAGCTTTCTGTTTTGCTACTTCTGCGGCCTTTGCTTCTATAAATGCTGGGTCCGCACTATTCTGTGGCATATCATTAGTAAAAGCTTCTCCTAGCTTTTCCATCAAAGTTTGCATGTATTGTACATCTATAAGACTACCGACTTGCCGCTCTGTAATTTCAGGGTCGTCTTCTACGAAGGCTGCCCAAAGAACGCATCTCAAGGCTTTCATACTGCCTTTGTCTAACTCAGCAAAAGCTTTTTCTATAGAGCCATAGCGTTCTTCCAGTTCGGCCATAGCATTGAGCGTAAGTTTAACTGTCCGCTCAACGCCGTCTAATAAAGTAATCTTAACAGCTTTAGATTTTACATCTTTTAAATTAGCCATTAAGTTTTTCCTCCTTATACGAATTTTATGGGGATGTTGGTAACGTTGTATTCGGCATTTTAACTGCCGTAAACCATGTAGTAGCTAAGTTAGCTGGCGCGCCTGGCGTATCTTCATCTATCTCATATTTCCATGGGCGCTTCTTTCGAGCATTCGCCCCAGCGCCAATTGTAAACGCGTAAACGAGTTTAACAAATTGTCCTGAAATAGTATCTGTTTGGAAATTGATACCGTCGCCCTTAGTTTCATTACTTTCCTCAGGTGAAACAAAGCGACCTTTGTAGAGCCAAACATACCGATACTTACCATTTGACTTTAAGGACCTAAACCCTATAGCTACATATGGCGGTACATCGTCTGCTGAAAATGTGATACCACCTTGCGAATCAACGGTATGCCCAAGCAGCGTTGCTTTGTCTTGTGCTGTCAAATATGCTTGATTAATCTCAACATCTACGGCACCCATTGTAACAGCCGCTTCATACGGGCCATCATCAGCAAACAGCGTTTCTTGCGATGCATTAGGGTTTACATTAATAGAAATAACACCAGGCACTCTTACAGGCGTTGCATATATAGGCGCCGCTGCTACTGTGTCCTCTGTTGTCATCAATGCATACACTAAGTTATCGCAACCAATTCTTACTGACATAGTTATTACCTCCTTTTCAATCAATTGTTGTAGTGACTCCGATATTAAAAAAGTATACCGTACGTCCTGAATCATCTCTTCTAAGCAAGCCAGGAGATTGTCTAAGATATACTTGGCCCCAGCGCTGCTCAGTAAAGTGTATTTGTCTTGTTTCCTCTTCAGAAAACAAAACCTTATATAATTCTTGTGCCTTTTCTCTTGCTTTATTAGCATCAGTAGAACGAACAAAAACTTGAACAGACCTATTAACAAGATGAGTAAAAGGTACCTGAGGGTCCCCAGCATACTCTACTAATACAACAGTATCATTTGGCTCCTCAGGAGAAAAATCCCGAAACGCATCGATGCCGTCCCCATCTATTAATTCTTTGCTTTGAAAGTATAGTAGTATATCTAATAATAATGGATTCATCGTCTCTCAGCCCTTCTAATACGCCAAACTTCTGCGACTTCCTGTCGCCAAGTCATTTCACCATATGCTTTACGTCTACTTGCGGCGCTTCTAAGACGTTGTTCATTAGTAAAACTGCTAGGCGCCCATCCGCCATGCGCTAACATACGGTATATTTCCTGCTCTAATGGGCCTTTATATTGTAGTACCTTACCAACTGAGCCATATAATAAAGCTTGTTTTGTTTGATAAATAAATGCACTCTCAAATTGTAATGCATATTCTCTAATAGGGTCTTCAAGGTATTTAGCTTTACCTTCTTTATAATTAGCAGTGGTATCTTCATGAACCTTAACCATATACATAGAAGGTAAAAGACCCGTTATAGGGTTAACTGCTGTATCATTGCCATACCCTATTCTAGCCCAATAGCCAATCTTTGCTTTTTTCTTTACTACCTCATAAAAACCACTAGCAGCCAACGTCATTGTACCCTTAGGAACTTGTATTTGACTTTCTTCCATAATTTCTTTACATGCAATATTAACAGATGCTTTAGAACCAGTAAATACATTTTCAATAATAGCTTGTACTCTATGCTCAAAAATATTAATATCTTTTCGACGAACATCTATTTTTACTTTCATAGATACACAACCTTTATATCCTGAACACCGTCTCTGTAGTAAGCTGTAACAGCTCTTACAACCCGCTCATTTTCTTCAAAGATAATAGCATCTTGTTCCTTAACTACTGTACTACCTTCAACATAGAGCTGAACACCTGACTTTATTTCTATGCCAACGTTATTTGCTATAGAGACTGCGTCAGCTTTAGGATATGCTTTAGTTTCAATCCATTCATCTTTATAAATAGGCGATCCAACACCATCTCGTCTTATAAAAGGCTTAATAGTAATAGGTACATTTATCCATGGTCTCAGGCTATTGAACATAGTCAACACCTCTTAATGCAGGCCATGGTGTATTGTTTTGCATACCTTTTCTAAAGATTTTAGGATAAGCTTGTTCAGCCATTGTAATTCCCGCAGACTTTAATGCAGCTTTATAAATTTCTGCTTGTTCCTTAAAGTATCTTAGTCGTTCAGTAGGGTCTTCTGATTGAGGGCCTAAGCTTCGTTTAATATCTCGCGCAAATATAGTAGCTGCATGAGAAAATAGCATTTGCCTAAGTCTATTTTCATTAGACCCATACTGGTCTATTAAAAATTGAATCTCTTCATCTTGCATTATAGGCGCTGATTCATCTGTGTCACCAATCAAGAACCTATAACGGTCTATCTCACTATCATTAGGATTTCCTGAATATGACCACGACATATCTACACCGCCTTAACAGATTTTTTAGCCTTTGTTTCTGTTTCTGTTTCTGTTTCTGTTTCTGTTTCTGTTTCTGTTTCTGTTTCTGTTTCTGTTTCTGGCCAATTAATATTGATATTATGACGGGCTTTCATATACCTAGCAATACTTTCAAAAGTTTGCTCGTTAACTTCGATTATATTGCCTTCTTGGACTCTACGCTTGAAGCGCTTGATGCCCAATGGTTCTACAATCGAACCAGTTGTGTGCATACCTTTTTCATCGCGAAAAGCCCGCCTGACTATATAGAATATTTTCTTAGCTAACAATATCCTGGAAGAATACGCCGAGGTCAGAGCTAATCATCTTACAATCAAAAGCCATTTCCCCTTCGATACGTTCTGTACCGAGACCGAGCAAATCCATCGGTAACCTTACCATTCTATTGCCAAACGCGCCACTGCCTTCTAAGCCAGTCCAAGCGAATATATACCCGCCAGATGGTTTACGAAGAGCAGGTCTTGGTGCTGCATAAGTTAACAAGGCATGTTTACCCATAATGAATCCATTATTTTCAGCAGCGCCTTTTCTTGCAGAATTAACTACCCCCCAAGCTACAAGTACCTTATCAACTTCAAACAACGTTGCAAGCAAGTCATTTGTTACGATGCCTTTTTGAGTATACTTAATTCTATCAAGTATATCAGGGTGATTCTTCAGAGCATTAAACACAAACGGCGATAACACAAGCGTATTAGGACGATAGGCTGTTTGACTAGCCATCTCAACGCTTGCCCGCGTGAATACGCCAATAGGGTCAGACGCTTCATTATTAAAGTGGAGTACCGAACTTCCCGCGCCGTCTGCTGAACCTACAAGGTTTGTGCCCCAAAGTCCAGGTCTGAAGTACCGCGACGCCCAGTCAACCTCTCTTCTTATAAGCATCTTTTGTGTTATGAAGTCTGTTGCATCCATATTTGCATCTAAAGGCTCGTCGTAATTCGCACGCTCCTCTGTTGTGATATCTTTATGGAATGCATGCTTACGGCAGTAGTAAGGGTCTTGTGCTTCAACACCGTAATCGCCGCCAGCTGACTCCGTCCCTGCGCCTCTTACACGCGCTTCATCACGCATGAAGTCTGCTCTACTATATTGATAGTAAACATCAGATTGACGTTTTACTGGTACTATCGGGAATACTTTATCTGCAACAAACGCCGAAGCGTCTTGTAAATATGATACTGATATATTTGTTAGCGCTCTATCTATATGAGCATCTTGCATTTTAGGCATTTACTTCTCCTCCTTTCATATTATATCTTAACTGTTATAACTTGACCCGCGGCTGTGGCAGGCGTAATTGCAACGCCTACAGGATTTGTTGCCCCCACTATAGCTTGGCCGCTTGCGTTTGAAACTACATACACACCAGATGCAACCGCCGCGCCAGCTTCAACCATTACTAAACCATCAATAATTTCTTGTACTTGTTCAGCATGAGGTCCAGTAGTTGTTTCATTTTGCGAAACACCTACTACAGGAGTAGTAGCATTTGCTAATACTGCATAACCTTGTGCATTTACAGATACAAACCTTCGCCACGGAGTTGCTCCACCAGACGGTAGGCTCCATCGCATGTTTGGTATTTGGAATGGATTAATCATAGCCATTAGTTTGCACCTCCTTCAAGATACTCTTTATAGAGTTCCGGTTTACGCTTTACTACTTCAGCGATAGCTTTTTGCTTAGAAATATTTTCAGCTTTAGCGATGTCTTCCGCTGCCGCTTCTATCTTATCCCAAGCATTTGTATTAGCGGTGTTTCCTCGCTTACCAACTTCTCCAAGTGTTACGCCCTCCAGCGCTGAGCTAACCGCAGTAAGTACATCTACCATTTCAGGCGTACTGCCCTTTAGAACAGCTACAAGAGTTTCCATAGGAACTGGTAAAGCTTTAAGTTCTGCCGCTTTTGCAACAGCTGTCGCGTGTACTTCAGCTTCCTTAGCTTTTAAGATTTCGCTTTCAGCGGCTTCTTTTTGAGCTTTCATTTTTTTAAACGCTATACGCGCTGATTCAGGCATTGATTTTAGCACCTCTTCCTCATCAAAGCCTGTTTTACAAGTTTTTTTGCCCTCTTCATCGGCTGCTTTCAAAGTTTCAATTTCAGTATTAGCCTTAGCTAATGCTTCATTTATCTTTGCTATTTCAGCTGCTGAATCTTCTTTCATTTTAGCTACTTCAGCTTCTTTAGAAGCTATAGCATCTAAGACTACTTTGGCATTTTCAGATGTCATCTTGGCCAAAATTTCTTCAAAAGTCATGATGTTCTCCTTTCTTTTATAAAATTCTATGAATGAAGCTGAATTAGCTCCTTCATCTACAAGGTCAACTCGGTCTATAACCAAGTCTTCAAGCAAGTTTGGCATGTCCTCGCCTCCTATTTTTATTATATGTTTATTAGCAGCTTTTTATATCTTTATACGATTAGCTTTCCCTTGGATGGAAAACATTTTGTAGGTACCATCTTTTACTTTTTCAAATACTGCTTCATCTGTTACCTTAACTGTTATAAACCACCCTTCAGGTACGCAGCCTTCAGGTATACCGATAATTTTTTGCTTAGCTTTTGTAAATACAATTGATTCTACAACAACTCCTGTTGGATTACCTTTATGCATCTCTCCAGCGTCTTGATAATCCATCATAAATTGTATTGCTGCTTTTTCAAGTGTCTCAGGCATTATAACATCGTCTTGCCAATCTAACGGTAACGAACCGTCTGAATTAATCGCTACATTAGCCCAGCCAGATACGAGACCTTTATCTGCGGCCTTTTTTATTTCAAAATTAATACCTACAGGTCTTTGCTCAGCCATTATGATTACCTCCTGTATATGCCATACCTGGTTCTGTAAATGCATTAGATATAGCTGTATCTATTTCTTCCCCTACTGACATAGTTGATTCGCTCATAGCTTGTGGTAGATACACGGATTCAAATACTTCTTGACTTAATGCAGGCATACCAAGTAGATGTCTGAAGTAGTTATGCATCTCAATATCACCAGCTATATTTATGCCCATAGACCGTAACACTAATGCAAGCTCCCTAAGAGAAGGTTGCTGTATTTCATTAGGCACTATTTTTGGAAAATCTTCTATCTTAAAAGTATTGTACTTAAAAAGCCGTGGCACAGCTGTAGTATTAAACACATCCGCTATATTCAATAACTGTGCTTGTAGAGCAGCCGCTAGCATAGATTGCTTTGACTCTGCTAATGCAAACGAACCAGCGCGTTGTCCAATCAGTATTATATCTGATAGCATAGTTATAGCAATTCTATTATCATAACGATTAATAGTCTCACCAATATTTATTTGCCTTGATGATGAAGAAGTTAAAAGCTTAAGGTCCCATCCATGCGGTAACAAAAGCCCTTCTTCTGAGTCTCTACGAACAGAGGAGACTACTTGTTCTGCTCTATTCCTTAACGCTACCATATAAGCATCTTCTTCATTCCATAAATCCATATCTGCAGGAGCCGTTAAGACTGGAAAGCCTGCTAAGTCACGCTCTATACCTATGCCTTCAATTTCTTCAAAATGCTTTTTGAAGAACCAAGACCTATAAGCATTACGCAATAATGACCGTCCTTCTGGATTGTCTCTACTAACTTTAGTTCTAAAGAGTAAAGCCTTTGACATAGGTATTTTAACTACCTTATTACCAACATCTGACTCTTGCGTTACGCTCTCTAGTACATTATCAGCAGTATAATTCCACTCTGCTATACTTCGTTGAGACCGTATGGGTAAGCAGCGCCACCCAATTCTGCCATCATTATACTTACTATAGTAACGTGGATTTGTTTCTTCTTTGCCTCTCCTAACCTTATAGACTATCTCATGCAGGCTAAATCCGTATGTCATCATAGAAAGTACTTCTGTAATGGTAGCGGCCCAGCTTACCTCCATATCATTCATACAGCTTTCAAGAAATTTAGCAGCAGCCAAATCTTCTTCAGACTTACCAGCCGCTTCTACAGACCATTTAGCGCCACGAATCAGCATCTCTGCTAAGTAAAGTATCGAGCCTACAACTGAATCATTATCCGCCATTTCTTGGTATACTTTACCTGCACGAGGCCACCTAAGTTCTGGCAAAAATTCTTCATATATTTGCGACCCATATTTTTGTAAACCAGTTGTACCAAGAATTTTTAAATTCACCACTATACCACTTCTTTCTATAAGTGTACCGCTTTCTTATGCTTCATTTCCGTAATTTCTTCAAATTCTTTTGCAGTAATATTTCCTAATTCTACCGCTCTTTTAACACGGTCTACATTCCAAGTGTTTTTGTTAAACCAATCTTTAATTTGTTCAAACATTTTCGACATTATAATTCCTCCTTATATTTACTATAGCTCTTCGCCCAAAACCATAGCAAGATACCCTATATCAGCTTCTAACTGCTCTAACTTAGTCGGCTCGTAAGGTATATCCTCAACGCTAACATTAATAATTAAATCACCGTAGGCTTCTATTACCGCCATGTAATTGTCGTATTCCTCTTGATTGTTCGCAATTACAAAGGTTTCAAGAGATGGTAACAACTTAGGTATCATTACAGGTAATATATTTGTTGCAATATACTCTCTGCGGTGCTTTCTGCGTTCTTCGATAGTCATATTTGGGTTTGAGAACAATGTCAATGTAGTGTCCTCTTCGTTGCCCTCTAATCTATCCCATATATTACAGAATATTTTAAGCTCGTTATAGTTATCATTTTCATATTCTGCGTTTACTAAGTAGGTATGAGGACTTTTGAGAAGTGCATTTACAATTCCTTGATGTGGGTACGTTTTATCATCAAAATTATACAATGGGTCTGTGTTAATCCCATCAGGAAACTCCGAATGAAGTGCAGGATTTTGTTTTGTATAAGTTATTTTTTTTCTCATTATATTACTCCTTTCTTAAATTATTAGTCTTATTACCTTTTGTCCCGTGGTATTTATAAATTCTAAATAATTTCTACCAAATTGGTCAACTGACGTATCACATGTTGTCCGCAACTCAAACATCTCGGCGGCGTTAGCGTTCGATAATATTACACATTTACTTCTTATATTTGTATTATATATTGTGGCGGTATAGTTAAACGCTGTATTTATATAATACGCATTGTCTGCTGTAGACCCACATATATTAAACATTGCTAGGTACATACTATTTACAATATTACAGTCAAAAATAAACATAATATATGAATTTGAAGTATTAATAATATTTGAATTAAGCGCTACATTAATATTACATAAACACGCATTAACAGAAGACTTGCTTAACGTATTAAATATAGACCGTAATGTACCCGCTTTAATTGTGCTATTGATTACTGTGTTTATAAATACATCTGATACTCTATCCTCAATAATCACGTAATTTGAGCCTGTATATCCACATTCACTATTAACAATAATACCGCCCACGTTGTTATGAATTGTAGTAGATATAGGGTTTGTTAGTGTAATATCGTGACAACCCTCGCCTATTGTGATTTTTTTAGCAACTAATACACTGCTTGGGTCATCATAATATTGACCATCATAAAAACACAACACGATATTATGACTACCATCAAATCCGAATGTATTGCTTTTTTCGGATTGTGTTCTTAAAACACCGTTACCTATTTTTATATTTCCAACAAATGGTGCTAAATCTCCAATTAAGTTTGTAGGATATGGTTTACCGTGTCTATTGTCCATATTTAGCGTATATCTTTCAGCGTATTGATTATAAAAATTTGGCGGTGCTAAATTACTAACATTAAATGTTTGTTTTATATAAGTCCAAGACGGAAAAATAAAACTACTGCTATGCCACGCATTAAATGTAAACTTACCTAACCATTGTTCAACACCATTTGCTACGACCATACTAATTGAGTTATCTGCACTATTAGTAATTCTTTGCCCTACATAAACTGATATACCTGGAACAAACTCATTATTTGGCGCACCGTCCCATTTAAACCTTGCCCATAACATAGTACGCCAGTCTCCTGTAATATCTATATTACGTTTGGTGTCTATTCTTCGGCGAATAAATCCTCTGCGAGGTATGTCTTGGTCTTCGGGTACATAATCTCCGTAAGTACTCATTGCTGTACGTATTTCTATTGTATCATCATCAAAATCATAATAAACAATATCTTCTGGAAATCCCCTGCTTGAACATATCGGCGCAAAAGTAGTGCTTGACGTAGCTGTAACAACTAACATTTCATAACGTGTAGCAACTCGCGCGTCATCATCGCTTGTTGGATAATCTCCATCAAAACCTATATGCGGAATATCTGCAAACTTAACTTTCCACGTGTAAGGTTGCAAGTATTTTGTTACATAGTTTGTAATACAATACTTTGCGCCGGGGATTAGTTTTCCTGCGTCTTTTAGTGCTTTGATTTCTTCATAGGTGCGTTCGAAGTAACTCTCTACATCGCCTCCGCCACTTCGTACTGAAAGCTCCTCAAGACTACGCGCCATGGCATCAACCCAAAAACCAGTCTCCATAGGTTTAAGCTTTAAATTAGATAGAGTATTTTGTAATCTTTGTCTCCATGTTGTAGCCATATACTACTCCCCCTTTAGCGCTCGTAATTCATCAAGTATTTCATCCAATCCATCTGCTGCAATTCTAATGCCTGACAGTTTTAACCCATCAAGAAAATCACCAAGTAAATGGTTTGCTTCATCTGCGCATCTCTCTAGCACTCTTTCAGCATAATCTGCAGATATGCCAGAGTTAAGAATAGCACAATAATTAGCCAGTGCATTACTCTCTCCAGCAGCGCCGTCTCCTCCAAAAAATAAAATAGCTTTACTGTAATCCATTTCTTTTCCTCCTTTTCTTATTTAACTACTAAGTCTTTTCCAATAACTGCCGCCTGATTTTTTTAAGCTTGTTGGTACCCTTAAAAGTGTAGGACTTCTAAAATAATTAAACGCTCCAGAAAATGCATCTATAGTATCATCTTTGTGTCCATATGGAAACGTATCAGCCTCATCTAAAAATGCAAGTATATTTCTACATTTCTGAGATACCATTACTTTTCCACCTTGCGACGCGGCAGATGCAGTTCTTGCACGCTCAATCTTGGAACCTGTGCTAGTCATTCCTTTAAAGTCATAACCAGCTACAACATTTCTTGCATAGTGGTCTATAGTTATGTCACCTGAACTACCGGGTTCTTTTTCCATCCTAATAGCTACAGAATAGCCATCGCTTTTTGCTGTTTCTTTTATAATCTTCTCAACATCATGTGGAGTCTTTTGAACTCTCACAATATCTTCAATCCAATATATACCTTGATAATTAGCAAGTTTTAGACCAACAGTCCAGTCAGGGTCTCGCTTATCTCTTCGCCTCTTCTTTGAAGGGTCTGTTGAAGCTGTATCCCAATAACGTACCCTTTGAGCGTTTCTCGGTACAGTATGCTCTGGCACTATCTCAAACCAATGTCTACTGAACATATCGCCAGATTCTTTAATCTCCCAGTTACCATTAAGGAGCTGCTCTCTAGTAGTTGCGTCTAGTTCATTCAAAGACTCTATATAGGCAGCTGCATCAAGATGCGGATTATCATTAAGCCCTGCGCCTACAAATATTCTACCTTTATCCGGTCCTTCTATAAAGAACCGTTGATAGTAATACTCGCCATATTCTCCGCCAGGATTAGCTGTGGCTCTAAATCTCAAAGGTACATTCAGAGTTACTGGCTTGCGCAATCTACTAAACAAGTACCTGTAGTTGCTTGGGCTTATATGCGTTGTTTCATCCATGCCTATATATTGAAATTCAGCTCCTTGATATCTGTAACAATCATTATTAGACTCAAGATACCCAAAGTTTAACGTCGCACCAGATGCAAACGTATATTGTTTCTCCTTATCAGACCACTTAACTTCTTTATCTTCTACAAAAGGCATTAACCACTGTTTACTCATATCAATTAGTGCACCAGGCAAACTTAAATCCGCATATGTCTTACGAAATAATATCGCTGAGTAGCCTGGAATATCTACAAACTGTAGGGCAGCCATTAGCTGTGCGACAGAATTATGAGTCGGTATTAATGCTCTACCTGCTAAAAATAAGGAAGACTTAGAATTTACTTTTATACACTGTACAGGAACGCTTTCTACTTCTCTTATTTCTTTAATATAGTGTAAATATTGTGTACCTCTAAATCCAGTTCGTTTTTGTAGCTTTAATTTTCTTTCTAACTTAAACATAGGTATTTCTGTAGTCCATTTTAAAGTATATTTGGTGGTAACATAATATTCTTTGCTATTAGTACATGTTGCTATGCTACTAGTTAAAGAAACTTTTATTCCTAAAGAACGAACTAATTGTTCTATTTGTTTCATCAATGCTAAATCTGTCATACAAATAGAGCAATAACCTTTATCAGAAGATGCATTACCATCAGTATCCATTAACCCCTGTAGTAACTCAAGCCTTTGCGCATAGCTTGCTAATAAATATTTATCAGGAATATGTTTATTAGCTAGTAATCTATTCTCTCGTAATAAAGGATACAAATTAGGAAGCACCCATACATTCTTAGTTTTAGTATACGCTGCAAATCCATCATTTTTAATATATGAATAAATTTCATTATCTTGTGCAGCGCAGTCACCAGAATTCTTACACCCATCGCCTAGCCAAACACCTAATGTATACGGTGGAATAGGTAACTCATATTTTGTACCCTGTAAAGGCTTAGTAACTTTTATAGCATGTTTAGTTCTGCTGCCCATAGTATCTACTATTTCTTGTGTAGTCATTGTTTTATTACAGTCTCTATTTTGGTATTGATGCAACGTCCATAAATGGTCTGCGTCTGCATCTAAATACGTATTATTATCAAAATTTATCCTGTATATTTTATGACCATACATTACTTCTGATTTAGCCGTAACTTCACATAGAGCGCCCATTTCATCAAAAAGCTTGTCACCTACTTGTAAATCACCCATAGTAGACCATCCATTACTTGTAAGTATTTCTGTAGATAACGGTAACGCTTTCCCGCCTCCTGCTGCTCCACCATACAAAATCTCCTTAGTGTTATTCATCAATAAAAATGCAGTCTGCTTCGGCGTTGGTTTATACGGTATAAACTTAGTTAGCCGTGGCGTCAGCCGTCTCTGTAATTCATTAATGTTAACCTGACTCAAATCTACTTCGCTCATTACTACTCACCGCCCTTACCTTTACCAAGGCGTTTCCACATATCATGAAAGGTCTCCCAACCAAACATCGCCACAAATGCAACTATAAACCCACCAATCACAGCCCCAATAACTTCATACCACACCACACTGTGTCCTACATAATCCGAGTAGCCGAAGAACGTCACCACAGCACTTGCTATAGACAGTCCAATAACCACAAGCTCAGGTGGTACATGCTCAGAGCCCGGTAGCTCCTTCAAGACCTCAGTCACCACACTCACCACAAAAGCCAGAGCACCTATGACAGTCAGCATCCCAGTTGTCAGCGCCACTACGTCAGTCATCGTTACTCGCCTCCCTCAGCAGCTGTTATCACAGTCCTCCACCTAAATATCCTATTAAGCCTCTCCTGCGAGAAGGTCGGTTGCTTCATCATCCACTCCTTGAAGTCCTCAGCCCCCTTGGAGCTATTACATGTTGCACACGCCGGCACTATATTAGCTTGCACAGTCCGCCCACCGTAACTACTAGGTGTGAGATGGTCCTTTGTCAAGCGTGAGCCACGTCGTGTAGTGCAACCGCAGTAAGCGCACTCGCCTCCGAAAAATATCAAGCACTCCTTCCACTCCTGATGCGTCAGCTCAGGATGGCCTTCGCCCCTGCGGCGCTGGCCGCCGAGGAATCCGCTAAAGCTCCTCTTGTGTAGGTTCTCACCGCGCCGCAGGTTATAACACACCTTACAGTCCTTGCGATAAACCACCTCACCATGCTTGTCTGTTCCGTTCTTAGCATAATGCTCTACAAGCTCCTTGTACTCCCCGCAGAACACACACCGTCGCAGCACCTCTGCCACGCCACCTGTGCGCTCCACCCTGTCCTCCGACTCATACGAACCAATCATCCGCTTCGTTCCTCTCGTACCCACTCCCGAGCACCTCCTACTCCTCATATCTACTAGTCTTGTACTGTGTAGCCGCCCTGCTCCTCTACGTAAGTCGTCCCAGCGTCACTGTCAGGGTCTAGACCTAGCGTCAACTCACGCTCCGTTGTCAAGGTTGTCTCCTTAGCCGTCACTGTGGTGATGGAGCCCAGCGCTCCAGCCTTAAGCAGTATCTGCACCACCTCGCCCAAGTCACCCTGCTCAGTAGCTTGCTTCTTCACTGCGCCGCTACCGTCTATATCTACAAGCATCTCATTGCGCGCTGTGGACTGAATCTCCGCGTCCATATGCGCCTTGCGCTCTAACTCGCTCATCGTCTTCACCAGACCGTTTATCTCGCTCGGCTTCAGCTCCTCTGGGTCTATCATGTCTATAGCTCTGGTGAGCTTGCTCCGCAGCGCCTTGGCCATATCTACATGTGCCTGGTTCATCGCCAGTATCTCGTCCCTGCGCTGCAGCAGCGTCACATCTTCACAGTGTTTAATCCAAGCTTGGAGTCTAGCCTGAAAGCTCCAGCGAGCGGCGATGGCTCTCACGGCATCCCGCGTACAGCACAGCTGCTCTGCAGCATCTTGATATGTAGGCCGCTTGCCTGGGTACGCATCCCGATACGTTATCCAGACTGTATACTCCCACTGGGTCTCACCCGGCTGGCGCTCCCAGAGATTGAGACCCGATGCAGCGGCCTGAGCTACAATATCTGTATGGTTCCTCGTATATGTGATTCTACAGTTGTAAGCCTTTACACAATCAACGCATAGGTGTGCATCAGTCTTATGCATCTCGACGCCGTCGCGCCCGCACCTTCTACAGGTTGACAAATTAACTTCTTCAACCATGTTTTCGCCCTCACTATCAAACAAGTGTGGGCTCCACATCGCTGCTGCGCCGCTGGGGCTAATATTCCCAGATGTAGTTTCTTCTTCAATGTCCCAGCCTAAAACTGTTTCGCTTGTATCTACAATATCTGTTGGCTGTGTATCAGCCGTATAATTGAGTAATACATTCATTTACACAACCCCCCTTACCTATTTATATTATACGTATTTTGCAGCTTTTTTAGGGCTATACATCGCGTGCTTGCTACTAGTACGTAATTTTTAACCCTTTATTTTATCTACAAGTTCTAGTACGGGCCTGCTACGAGTAAATTTATTTTGTTACATTTTATATTTTTATATACGCGCGCGTATATAAATTTTAATGATTTTTAATGCAGTAGCGCTGCGTTTATTCTATGCCAATTGTGCCGTATACTCATTACCTATAAGACAGCTTCTGCGCCACGGCCGTATACCCATTACCTATAAGACAGCTTCTGCGCCACGGCGCCAAAAGTACCCCATTTCTACTGTCTTAAAAATTTGAATTTTAATACTTCGTCTTAAAAGAATTCTTTTTATTTCCTATTGTTTTTCCTGCATTAAAATATAATGCCGTTGGCATTATATTGCAAAGCGTTGCTTTGCCTTAAAATTACTCGCTACGCTTCATAATTTTCTTATTCTTTTCTACGTATATTATATACAATTATTACTTTATCTTATAAATAAATGGTTGAACTATATTCCTCTCCATAAATATTGCTGCGTGCAAAATTATATATTAAATAAGAAATGTTCCATTTCTTATTTAATATATAATTTTGCTTACCGAATATATTATCGCTTCGCTCAATATATTCGTTATAAACGCAGCAATATTTATTCCGAGAAATATAGTTCAACCATTTATTTCCAACTATTTCCTCTCCATAAACTTCCATTTAATTCCTACAATTTATTTCCAACTATTTCCTCTCCATAAACTTCCATTTAATTCCTACAATTCAATTTCAATTTCAATTTCATACATATCTTCTATACCATCTACCTCTTTATATACACAATCCAAATCCAACGCTAACAATACATCAAGCAATTTTTCCAATTCTTTTCTATCACCTCTAATTCGCACTACCTCATATTTAACCCAACTATACATATACTTTCCACCTCCTCTCTTTCTTTAACCTACCCCTATTATACACTACTTCTAACATCTTGTCAACCCTTTTTATATTACAATTATATTACAATTCCTATTTCCATATATTACCAATTATCATACATAAAAATATATTTCATTTTACTGAAATATATTTTTACTTTCATTATTCAATTTCCATTATCTTTAGCCACTTCAATTTCATTATTTACTAATTTTTCCAAACTTTCAATAATTACATTTTTATCCAAATCACCCGCGCCCTTCAATATATCAATAATAACTTGAACATCACTTTTTCTAACTAAACTTCCATCAATTTTATCAACAACCTTTTTTCTTTCATTCAACATTTTTTCAATTTCACACGCTTTTCTAAATTCATCATTATCCCCCTCTACTTCTGTTAACCATCTACACAAACTTTTTTTACTCTGAATACTTCTCAACGCCTTAATAACTTCTTCATAACTCAATTTACTAACATCATCAATATCATAATTAGTTACACTCTTTTCCCGAGGCACCAACACCCCTCTACTTTCTTTCAACAATTGCTCATAATTCAAAATTTTATTTAATTCATCCTCATATCCTTTTTTACCTTTACATTTCAACAACCTACATTTCAAACTTTGCACCCTTTTTAATTCCGCAGCAATTTCAACAACATTACCATCAAATTTTTTAATAATTTCATTTACCTTTTTTTCCATTTCTAACATCTCCTTTATTTTTAATACTCTATTCTTTCCTTACTTTCATACTTTTTAGCATCTATTATACAACTATTTGTATACTCTTCAACCTCATAACTAACATCTAATGAATCTAATACTAACTTAATTAATTCAACATCTTTATCACCCTTTTTACACATAAACGTCGCACCAATAATCTCATATTTATGCACTATCATACTTTCCACCTCCTCTCTTTCTTTAATCTACCCCTATTATACACTACTTCTAACATCTTGTCAACCCTTTTTATATTACAATTATATTACAATTCCTATCTCCATATATTACCAATTATCCAATATTACCAATTATCCAATATTACCAATTATCCAATATTACCAATTATCCAATATTACCAATTATCCAATATTACCAATTATCCAATATTACCAATTATCCAATATTACCAATTACCAATTGTTGCTATAGCTTGCCAACGCTGCGCCGCGGCGGCTAAAAGCTTCAGCTCGCTCAGCTCGCGCCGCGGCGGCTAAAAGCTTCGGTCTGCGCAAAACGCGCCGCGGCGGCTAAAAGCTTCGGTCTGCGCAAAACGCGCCGCGGCGGCTAAAAGCTTCGG